ATCTATTACAATTATATTTCTTCTAAATGAATTCGTTATTAGACCCCTTACACTATTTTTTGACACACCATTTTTGTATAACAATTCAAGGTACTCTTTATTTTTTATATCCGTGACAGTGTAACGGATTATATCATAATTGAGTTCCTTTAATATTTTTGATACAAATTGGGACTTTCCCACCCCTGGTCCACCATGTACATAAATACATCTTTTATCAGTTACCTTCACATTGTCACTAATTTTATCAAGAGATTCTCTAAATAATATATCAATATCTCCTCTACCCAATGATATATTTACATCAGACATACAATCATTGTGAAATAATATTTAAATGATTGAATGCAATAATATTACACAAATTAGTTACAAAGACCAGGATTATTTGAAATTCCATCCCATGCAACACCACAATTCTTCGCCATCTTGTGTTTTCTACACATTCCCATTTGACCACTCCAAAATGGTGTAGAAAAATCCATCTCCTTTATTGCAGTGTCGCATTTACTGGTAATATTATATCCTGATTCACAACCAAGGGAATTTTCAGACTTCTTATAATAATCAGGGCATTCGCCTACAACCGGTGGAAATTCCACATCTTTTGCATTGCGTTTCGTCTCGCCATAGATAAAATACATAGATATAATCAAGAAAATTCCCATAATAAGTAGTATAATCATCTGTGTTCGTCCCATTATATAATAGTAATTCATATAATATTTTCTAACTATAGATATATGAATTGTAATGGTAGAGTAAATATTGTCTCCCCTGATACAAATGTAATGTTTAAGATGAAAGAGCAGGTTAATGTTAAAAGTACTGATTATACAGATGCAATGATCGGTAATTGGAGTGACACAATTCTATCTAAAACATTTTTTTCTAGTAAAAATATAGATATTTTACAAAATGGTCTCAGAGCAGGTGTATATGATATGTCAGATGGAAAATATATCATTGAACGACAAAATGAAGATGAACTAAAAATTATAATGAGAAGTATATTCTTGCAATATTCCAGAAATAATCCGGATAATATACCACAACAAATACAGACACTAAATAAATTGGTATTGGATTATTCTGTAAAGCAGGTATACGGGGAAGCAGTTGGTTACAACTATTACAAAATGGATATAAGTTCACTTAATGTACCAATTGCACCACCACAACATAGTCGACCAAACAATAAACAACTTGAACTTAAGAATTGGTTTTAACCTTTCTCTTTATTTTGGTAACAAGTTTAGATGGTTCTAGAATAGATGATTGATACTTTTCCAATAATTCACCCAATTCATAAATCCATATGTCCTGAATCGTTTTTCCCTTTAGTTCATTAATCTCGTCTTCTAATTTACGTTTTGTCTCCAATAATTTCTCTACGTTTTCAATTGTAAGAGAATCCATTGGCATCTTAATTAGATACCCATACGATGAATCACCAGGCGCAGTGTCATATTTCATGTCAGACAGCATATTATTTATCTGTTGCGTAGATTTGCGACGAAGGTCAATGGTATCGTCTAAAATAGACGTGATGAATCTTGCCTTGTTTGAAAGTTTACCAAGTTCATTCGCCATATTAGCGAGCATCGTTTCTTTCCTCTTCTCATATACCCGAAACCTTATAGGAATGTATGAATCTACAATGTCATCTGGTTTAATGTATTTTACCAATTTCTCTTCCGCATCAAACGCGTGCATATTTGTAATTGTCTTAGTTGTAGACAATTTCAATAATTTTTCTAATCCTGTAATATTATTATCATCTACTTTTGATGCATATTCTTGAACGATACCAGGGTACAACGTGACCTTGATATCAATATGTACATCGGTACTCATGTCGATGTATTCTTTTACAATGGACCCCTTTTTCTTTCCATCTCCTTGTATGAGTTTTTCAAGATGTTCCTTATATGGATCAGTCCACATCCCAATTGGCAATTCGGTAATGTAAACAGTGTTTCCTGTAATAACATACACTCCCTTAATAACATATTTTTCATTGCTAATTTTTTCAGTTGTTCCATTGAATCCTCTATAATACATTGATATTTCAGGAGATGGCGTATCTTCACCACGTAGTTTGTGCTGAATGTACCGGATGATATCAGTTGGATTAAATGATGGTATATCAGTACTAAATCCAGTACCAATCCCCATACTACCATTTACAAGGATCATTGGGATGATTGGTGCATACCATATTGGTTCAACCGACAATCCATCGTCACTAAGATATTCCAGAACATTGTCATCTTCTGCTCGATAAATGTATCGCGTGATGTCATTTAATTTTGTGAATATGTACCTCTCTGATGCAGAGTCGCTCCCACCCTGCAACCGGGTACCGAATTGTCCTAGTGGTTCAAACAGATTAATATTATTTGAACCAACGAAATTCTGGGCGAGATTAACAATCGTTCCATTTAAACTTTGTTCGCCGTGATGGTATGCACTATGTTCGGAAACATAACCAGAGAACTGTGCAACCTTTATCTCAGAAGTGAGTCGTCGTTTAAATGATGCATACAATACCTTTCGCTGACTGATTTTCAATCCATCTACTACATTTGGAATTGAACGGTCGCAATCATATTTTGAAAAGTGTATCATTTCTCGGTTAATAAATTCGCTATAGGTAACCATATCTTTGTTCGTATCCATAAAATGGGACCTATTGTAGGTCCCCAACCACGTCTTTCTGTCATTGGAACGTTTCTTATTAAATAACATATCAATCGCATCGGTGCATTCTTCGCCAGTACTTTGGAACGAGACGATTTTTTTATCTGTAAAATATTCCTTGAACTCCTTTGCAGTACTTGTACCCAATCCCTTGTAAAATTTCATGTTCCATCCACTCGTGTCAGTCAACCTTTTCCATTCCTCATATTCACCATCGTTGTAAAATGAAAGTTCGGATTTACCCTTTTTTGCTTTAAGGATTGGTGTATTCATAAATCCAATAAACCCATCGACATTAAGTAATGACGCCCATTCACATTGAAATAGGTTGACACAAAGCGCCTTAATGTGTGTCCCGTCTAGATCCTGATCGGTAAGGAAAATTATTTTCCCATATCTCAGTTTATCTTTTACTGATTCACTCGTATACTTTTTCCCGCTTTCCAATCCTATAATCTGTTTTAGTTCTACAATTTCTTTATTTTCACTTATTCTAGACGATCGTTCGCCTCGAACATTCATAAGTTTACCTTTCAATGGATAGACCCCAATTGTCCGTCTGCTTTCTTTTGACAATCCAGATACTGCACCTGCCTTTGCCGAGTCACCCTCAACAATACACAAAACGCATTCGGAACTTTTTGATGTTCCTGCATCATTTGCGTCAACTAGTTTACTTATCCCGCGAATTGTTCTATTCTTTGAACCATCCGTTTTCTTCATTGTCTTTGTTTCTTTTACGTGTGTAATGTCACAAGCAGCGCTCATGACACCCATTTTCGCTAGTTTGTCAATGATTTTATCTGAAACGTCACACGACGAACCAAACTTAGACACTACAGTTGAGAGATAATCTTTTGTCTGACTGTCAAACACAGGATTGTCGATATCACAATTAACAAATACCATTAGTTGTTCCCTAATTGAACTTGGTTGCACCGTAATTTTACGTTTTGTCTGAATGTATGCAATTAATTTCTTAACAATTTGCCCAGTGATATAGTCAACGTGTTTACCCCCCTTGTTTGTAAATATCCCGTTGACAAATGATACATGTGAGAATTCACCAGTTTTTGTCATACACACAGCATATTCCCATCTATTTCCATCAGTTTCATAAACCCTAGGACTTTCCGTCTTTGGACCTATGTACATATCGATATACTGTTCAAATGATTTGGTGTTAACCACCTCTTTGTTGAAAATCACTTTAACTGTCTTGTTTGTCACTGCAGCGATGTCAAATACTCGGCGCCTAAACAAACTCAACATATTGGAATCTAATCCATTGTCACAATGAAGTCGTTTATAATCAGGTTTAAATGTAATACGGGTGTAAGGTTTGCACGATGCCTTTGTTATTTTGGGTGGATGAATATTTGTTAGATTGTCTGTGAATTCCTGAATGTATTTTAATTTCCTCACGTGGTCAACGGTTTCTACACTTCCAATGGTGGACCATATAAGGGCGAGTTTAAATCCAAACCCATTTTTTCCACCTACGATTTTCTTTTGTGACTTATCGTAATTTGTTGATGTACGGAGATGCCCAAATATCATTTCGGGAATCCACAGGTCGTGTTCTGGATGCTTCTCAATATCAATTCCATTACCATCGTTCATCATTATGATTGTACCGTCTTCTAGAATCTCAATGTCGATTTTTGTAACCGGGAGTGTATTAGGAGTTTCATTTTGAATTGCCTGTTGTTGCCGAACGTAATGGTCGCGACAATTTACAACACCTTCATCGAATAATTTGTAAAGACCAGGAATCACAGATATAGTTTTGTGAACGATTCGAGACGTTTCCAGGTCGTGAACATATGTTTCATAATCGGTTGGTTCCATAGAACCGGTGTATGTATCGGGATTATCTAGCACATGTTCACGATCAGTCTTCTTCTGGTATTTGTCGGTAAGAGACGCCATTCTATCAGTGTTTATTGTAAAATGGGTTTATATCAATTTTAAATACATTTTGTTATATTTAAAATTGAAGGAAATATGTAGTCGTATTATAATATTAAAATGGACGAATTAACCGAATTGTGTAATTGCTGTTATGAAATAATGGAAGATGTCATAAAAGAACGGCGACTTTCTTTCTGTATGCCATCATTTGAAGATGATGTAAAAAACGACGTGATTCATCTATTGATTGAAACAAATATTCCAGAAGATCTCGTGGTACACGCAATTGGGGAGATTATGCAACAGATATACGAAAATGTAGCGCCAATCAGATCGCGCCAAAGAAATTCCGTGCACCATAATCCCCACGATATCCAATATATAACCAAACAATTAGAATATCTTAAAAATTGTCCACAACCTCTACAGAGAACACCAGAATGGTATGAAGCAAGAAATAATTGTCTTACTGCAAGTAACATCTGGAAAGTATTTGGAAGCGAATCATCCAGAAATCAACTAATATACGAAAAATGTACCCCCGCAAAAGACTTCACTGACTCGAATTTAAATGTTGAGTCTACACTACACAAGGGACAATGTTATGAACCATTATCAATTCAGTGGTATGAGCACAATTGTGATGCAATTGTTGCCGATTATGGTGCGATACGTCACCCAATCATTCCATTTATATGCGCCAGTCCAGATGGAATTAATGTCAATGAATGTAGCGAGTCTTATGGTAGAATGTTGGAGGTTAAAAATATATTCAATCGTGAAATAAACGGTATTCCCAAGATGGAATATTGGATACAAATGCAACTTCAAATGGAGGTTTGTCAACTAGACATGTGTGATTTCCTAGAAACAAGATTTATTGAATATGACAGTTGGTCGGACTTTGAATCCGATGGTACATTCAATACAACAAGCGACAACAAAGAAAAAGGGATATTCCTAATGTTTATGGATACAGATGGAAAAATAATATACAAATATCCACCATTCGGTGAATGTCGTGAAGATTTTGATAAATGGGAACAAACCACTCTTGAATGTTATTGTGATATGGAATGGATTCGAAATATATATTGGCGTCTAGATCAAGTAAGTTGTGTAGTCGTTGAACGAAATAAGTTATGGTTTGCAGGAGCACTTCCATTACTTACTGATATATGGTCGATTATACAAAAGGAAAAGGTAGAAGGGTTTGAACACAGGAAACCAAAACGTAAACGAAAGATATCTCGTGAAGAATCGAGTGGGTGTATTATACATTTAGATGATAACTCGACATAATGTGATACTTGTCATTATTGGGGGGATATATTATATTTTTATCGTCTTCATATATTTCTGGAGTATCGTTACGCTCCATATTAGACGGATATGCGTATACCGCCACGATTATGAATGTGGTGTAGAAAATCAAAGGTAACAATACTGTAATATCCTTCATATCATTATAGTATATAATTTAAATATAATTATATGATACACATAATGGAGAATCAATTGAAAGTTAAGAGTAGAAATGGAAGGGTCATTGAATGGTCCGATGACAAATTATATCATTGTTTACAATCTATCTGTAATAATATTGATATTTATCATTCGGATACAGACTACATAGATCATTGGGGATTAATGGATAGTATAGAGTTACCTATAAAAACGATAGTGGATTATGTAAAAAAACAATTGCCCGATGTAACATCTAAACGCGAGGTTATAAACATCGTAACTGATTATTGTTCATCAATGACAACAACAGATACCAAATATGGTCATTTGTCATCTAGAATCATACACAGATGTCACCACAAAGAAACGTTGTCGTCTTTTGTTGAAACAACAAAGATACTTTGGAATTGTGCAGGCAAACATGTGATAAGTGAATCATACTATAATAATGTTATGTATCATTCATACAAATTAGATGAAATCATTGACCACAACAGAGATAACCTTATTGATTATTTTGGATTTAAAACTCTAGAGCGTGCATATTTGTTGAAAGTAAATGGGAAAATAGTAGAACGAATACAGCATCTATGGATGCGCGTGGCAGTAGGGTTACATAAACGCGACATGAAGAAAATCAAACAAACTTATACATTACTATCACTTAAATATTTCATACATGCAACTCCTACCCTTTTTAACATAGGTACACCTAATCCACAAATGAGTTCTTGTTACCTGGTTTCACTAGAAGACGATAGCATATCCGGTATATTTAATACATTATCGGAATGCGCATCTATATCTAAATGGGCGGGAGGCATAGGGTTACATATACACAACATACGCGGTGCAGGAACAGAAATAAAAGGGACAAATGGTACGTCAAATGGAATTGTACCAATGTTGAGAGTCTTTAATGCTACTGCACGATACGTTGATCAGGGGGGTGGAAGACGGAATGGCAGTATCGCCATCTATATGGAACCATGGCATTCCGACATATACGAATTGATAGATATGAAACGCAATCAAGGTGATGATGAATTGCGCGCACGTGACCTATTTTATGCATTGTGGGTACCTGATCTATTTATGGAACGAGTAGAGAACAATGATGAGTGGAGTTTATTTTCACCTGATACAGCACCTGACCTCTCGGACCTGTATGGGTACAAATTCAATGAATTATACAAACAGTATGAAGATGATGGTCGTGCGATACGAAAGGTGAATGCTCGGGAATTGTGGTTGAAGATTCTAGACAGTCAAATGGAAACAGGTACGCCTTACATTTTGTACAAGGACGCTGCAAATATCAAAAGTAACCAACAAAACCTGGGAACCATAAAGTCTAGTAATTTATGTACAGAGATAATGGAATACAGCAGTAAAGATGAAACTGCCGTTTGTAACTTATCAAGTATTAGTCTTCCCAATTTTGTCAGGAATACTTCATTTGACGGTGTCCCAATTGTATACACCAAAGAACAATGCATATGGTGCGAACGTCTCAAGGTATTGTTTAAGAGACGAAATGTCTCATTTGAAGAGATACGTGTCACAGATGAAAATATTAAAACGATTAAATTCCAACTTGGTATTACTACATTCCCGCGCATTTATCTAGATGGTGTTGAAATTGGTGGTTATTCTGAATGCGAATCTTATCTATATCCAGTATTTGATTTTGAAAAATTATCAGAAGTTGTGGAAGTTGTCGTATGTAACCTTAATCATATCATTGATGATAATCTATACCCAACGATAAAATCAAAAAGAAGTAATCTGTTGCATCGCCCAATTGGGATTGGGATTCAGGGGTTAGCGGACGTATTCCTATTAATGGACTTACCATTTGATTCGGACGAAGCAAACATTCTCAATGTAAAAATAGCAGCAACTATATACTACACTGCATTGGATATGTCGTGCACCTTATCAGAAAATCGTGGGTCCATTATTGAATCGTTGTTAAAAACAGAAACGATTGAAACTCTATTCAGTAACCCAAATGATCCATTGACTACTTCATACATACTTAATGATGATGTCAAACGAACAAATTTAATAAATGAGTGTCGCCCCACATTGACAGAATTTACTGCTGCATTACAAGGAAACCCGCCCGGGGCATATGCAACATTCGCAGGGTGTCCTGCATCAAATGGAATGCTACAATTCGATATGTGGGGTGTGGCGCCTGACGACAGGTATGATTGGGCGTCATTGAAAACCCGAATAAAGAAATATGGAATTAGAAATTCCCTTCTCGTTGCACCAATGCCAACCGCAAGTACCTCCCAGATATTAGGGAATAATGAATGTTTCGAACCATTTACAAGTAACATATACACCCGACGTACGTTATCTGGTGAATATATCATGGTGAATAAACACCTCGTTAACGAAATGTCTGCATATGGGTTATGGTGTGATGAAATGAAGGATTCTATTATCAAGCATAATGGAAGTATTCAACATATACAAACTATCCCTAAAAATGTAAGGGATAAATATAAAACGGTTTGGGAACTTTCAATGAAAAAAATCATATTAATGTCGGCGTCTAGGGGACCATACATATGTCAATCTCAAAGTTTGAATCTCTGGATGGCGTCGCCAACTTACAGAACATTAACTTCGATGCATTTTTATGCGTGGCATTCTGGTCTTAAAACCGGATTGTATTATCTACGCCGTAAACCTCGACATCAGGTCCAACAATTTACAATTGCGCCAGAAAATGACAAGGAAGATACATGTGAAATGTGCTCAGCATAAATCTTTGAAATTGAATGAAAATAAAATTGAATTAAATATATAGATATAATATATGCCACCTTCAAAAGCAAAAAGTAAAAAACGCACTCCATCAAACAAACATAGAGTTATGTCGGATCCCGCAGTAAGACATGTGCCAAGTCCCCCCATTGGACCACTAAAACTGGTTGCTGGACGCTATGTACTTATTGTGGACTCTGGACCACGAAACGCAACTGGCAAGGGTAAATACGCAATGGTGGTTGAATATAATGACGAGGAGGCTATACTGCGACTTCCACTGGGTGATGGACGCGACCAGTTAATGCATGTTTATCGTGCAACTAGTATCTTAGCGCCAGGTCCGAAACCCAGGGGTAAAGATTATCCCTCCGTAGCCGAGAAAGACTATAAGGGTTTCTCGAGAGATGAGATTGCTCAGTTTAGACTAGGCAATAAACGCCGATAAATTTAAACGTCTTTTACGTGGAATATGTCAACGTCTTCATTATGGTTTCTAATAGGATTATCTCCGAATATGTTACTCATTGTATCTACAAATTCAATATGTTGTGATTTTGTTATTTTATTTTTATGCAACGCATTAAGATATTGTGAAAATCCAGCAGAATAATTATTTTTTCGTGTAGGTTTTAACTTTAAGAAAATCTTATTCCGGTTCCCAATTTTACATGGTGTTGCCTTTATCCATTTAGAATAAGATTTACATTTGATTGTTTTCCATTGATTTGGTTGTGTCCATTTCGTGTATCGCTTAGATGTAAGATGTAGAACTCCCTTTTTATTTACCCGAAATGGTCTTGCCGTGTGTATCAAATTCTTATTTTTTCGTTTGCATCTTGTAAGGTACTTTTTAACCCGTGGTTTCATCATAGAAGAATATCCACGATCAGGTGCTGTCCAATCGACCGTTACATTGAAATTATCCATTATAAGATACCAATATATTATAATATATTGGTATGATATATGAAGACATCTCGTGTAGATTCGAAAGGTAAGGTGAGAAATAGTAAAAAGATTTTTATAGGTAAATGTAAGTTTCCATTTAAATATCAATGTCGTAGTAGAAAGCGATGTGTTGCTGGCAAAGATGGACCCTGGTGCGCTACATCTCTTACGAAACGGGGGTACACTGACAAATGGGCATTTTGTAACTATAAGAAGTCCAAAACACTTAGACGAATCAATCGTGCAGTGAAACGAAAGTTGCGTGTAATGAAACACGCAACTAAAATGTCCCGGCGTTCTGCATCGTCCCGTTCTGCGTCGTCCCGTTCTGCGTCGCCCCGTTCTGCGTCGTCCCGTTCTGCGTCGTCCCGTTCTTCTCGCTAACATCACCCATTTTTATTAGTTAAAATACTTGACATTTGAAGTTATTTATTTACACAAATGAACATTTAAAAATGGGACTAACGTCAACCTAACAAATATTTGATTTTTCTAAAAATGGTAAATATAGTAATAAGTAAATCGCATAATAAATCATCATAGAGTTTACACCCCAACACCACATGCTCCACATAGTATAATCACTCTTGTAATTTATAAAAGAAATCACTAATGTAACTATACCAAAAATAATTCCAAACCATTTTTTTTCATAAATAAAACTGAACAAAAAGAAAAATAACCAAACGAACCAAATAAATGGGGTGGTGTCAAAAAATTCCCATCTTAAGTGACCACTTTCACTTATTACTGAATGAATATTTGTATTAGAAAATTCATATATTGAATATGGAATTGCGAGCAATGAATATAAACTTAATAACATATTACGCAATTGTATATTTGATAAAATCATGATACTTACAATTGGTTGTATAATTAATAATAGTGTTGCAGCAATAGAAAAAATATTATTGTAAAATTTGTTATTAATATTTCTCCAAATAAAAAATTCGATTAGTTGCATAAATACAAAAGAGGCGATAAATAAATACATAAAAATATTATTCAACTCTTGAATTTTATATTTGGTAAATAAATTATTATAAATAATAAGTACTAATACAAAACTACTAAACGAAAATGTATTGAATGAAACTGCCTCATTCCAGCACATATAAAATATAATTATATTATATTTGTCCCATTTTAGATCTTCATCGGTATAATGTGTTACACAAATTCGTGTTTTATTGGCATAATAATATATATGATATATATAATGGATATGTATCATTTTGGAGTTCCGGCAGTAGCGGTATGGATGCAGCACATTGTCAGTGGATTACTTTTGTTCTACATAGGATATGTTGGTGTAAACACAGGTACTATCTCGAAAAATATGAGTTTGATTTTAATCGTTGTTGGATCGTTAGCCGCCATATACCATGCACATTTATGGTATGACAATAAAAAGAAAAAGACCGAGTAGGTGAAATATACATAATTATATTCACTTGAATATATATAATTATGAAGTATATAATAGTTGGGTCAGGTCCAACCGGGTTATCATTGGCATATGTATTATCATTGAATAATATAGACGTTGAGATAATAGAGAGTGATGATAAACTTGGTGGATCGTGGAACTCTGAATGGATAGATAATAAATATTTTAGTGAAAATTCCCCAAGAGTATATCTTAATTCTACAAATATTAATAAATTAATATCGCACATAGGAATGACAAAAGACGATTTCCAAACTATATACGGAAACTTCTTTGAAAAAAATTACAAAGTAGTATCATTTATCTTCAAATATTTTAATTTTTATGATTATTTTATATTTTTATTTTCATTTTTCAAGTATACCATCTATACTGAAGATATTACAGTTAATGATTGGTTTAATATGTCATCTTTATCCAATCAAGGAAAAAAGGCAATTACTATAGTATCCATCTTACTTGGTGATAGACCAGATAAAACAAATATAAATGATTTTTTTGGGTTTCTATCATTTGGTACAGTCACACAAATGAAAGAACCAAATAAATGGCGTGATTTAATTGAACGTTATCTAACAAAAAAAGGAAATGTAACTATATTAAAAGAAACACGAGTTACTGGTATAGAGCAACACAATTCTAAATTTACACTTTTAGTTAAAAATACAAACTATGGATATGATGACAAACGAATGGGTGACAAGGTATTTTTATGCACACAGTCCAATGGATTGTATCCTATCCTGATAAATAGTTCCCCCACCATTCGCAACAACTGGATGCCGATTGATAAAATGAAAGAATGGAGCAATAATACATTTTATTCAGGGTTTGGGTTCCAACTACATTTTGATAAAATTGTTCATTTCAAAAATGAATGGTGTTGGAGTTGTAATGGTGATTGGACGGTTATCATTTTACCAGTAAGTAATTGGTTGAAAAAATATTCAAATGACCCCGACATAAAGACCGTATGGTCATGTTGTATCGTAGATATGGATACTAAAAGTAAACGAATCAATAAAACGGCAAATGAATGTACTCACGATGAGGTAATTGACGAATGTTTTTTTCAAATTAAAGATAAATATAAGATACCTTCCCCTAAAATAACAACCACCAGTAGTGGTCTACAAAAAATAAACAACAAATGGATTTCTAAAAATACTGGGTATACCAAAAGCACATATGATGATTTACCAATGAAAGGAAACATTGATAATTTATTTGCATTGGGATGTTTCACAGAAACATCAAAAAATCATCTAGCATTTATGGGTGGTGCGGTAGATGCCACTGCACATTATCTAGATAAATATGAAAAACTATACAATAATATATTTAGATGAAAAATGTCATCTATCACATTGATTACGATAAAATTGAAGGTTCAATGACAGACAATATGGAATAGTATCAAAATGGAAAACCTAATGGCATATGGAATCATTACACTTATGGGGATTGGATCATTCCTTATTGGATTTTGTCTTGCGACTATCCTCTACTATTGTAATGGAATTCAACAACGACGAGAGTTGTTAAACATTGAACGATCTATTATGACTTTGCGTGACGAACGCCGAAATACAGATTACCGATGTGACGCGGAAACAAATAGTAAGAGATTGGAAATCGTACCACTGGTTGATAGTGTGGACCCGCCAGGAGATAATGTCTAGATAAAATTGATATTACACTTATTATTTTTAATATCAATACACAATGATGGACATCTCATTTCAACATCTATATTCACTATCATCCATTCACATTCCAAAAACAACAGAATATCTCGACTGCAGTTATAATTACTTGACGAGTATCTTGGAATCACAAGAAAGTTTAGAATCGATACGTATTCTAAGGTGTCAGAATAATATACTAGAGAACATACCATTTATGCCTAAAATAGAACGAATCTATTGCTGCGACAATCACATTAGTCAGTTACCAATTTATCACACTGTCATCGAGATTAAATGTTCAAATAATTACATTACTGAAATGCCACCCCTTCCACCAACACTGAGGGTTCTTGAATGTAAATATAATCGTATCCGATCATTGTCTAATCTACCAACCGGATTGAAACACCTTGATTGTTCATGTAATCAGATTGAAACAATTGATTATTTTCCGAAATCACTCGTAAACATCATATGTAAATCGAATAAACTCGCGCATATACCATACATTCACATGAAAGCAGAATATTTATCCATTGCACATAATCCAATTAAACATTTACCAAATGGGATGGAAAGGGTTGACTATTTAGATTGTAGAGGTTGTCCATTTCATATTGAAAAAATGCCGAGTATATCAAATATTATTTGTGATTCTGAATTCACAAATAATGTGCGGTACAATAATCCAAGAATTACAAGTCTGGTTGTAATGGTTTCGTCGTTAATCCGACTTCCATTGATACCGCCTAGTATTATCACATTGAGATTTCACTGTATATATGATTCTGTTTTCAGTAGTGTAATATATAATGTATCTGACAACATAGATGAAATGGTAGCGAAAACCAATATACATCACAAATTTATCCATATGTATTATTGTATCAGGTTCAAAAGACAATTCATGTATTGGTTATGGCATCTTGTGCGTCGCCCGAAAATAGAGGAGGAATGTCACCCCCGTGTGATTGAACGTCTTGTTAACACGATTGGAATGGAAGCATTTCTAGAAATGTCAGAATAACAATCTCATAAAATATATATTATTTTTCATTGTCTATTATAATTGGTTACATCTATTAAAAATATATATAAATATATATATAATGTCGTATGAATCCCCACTCAATAGTATAAAAGAGACGATTTCGGATACAAGTAGTCAAACTAGCAAAATGTCTCCACAAGAAGAATTACCCACTGACAAATCATTCCTTTTATTTATGCGTGAAATACCAGATGATATGATACCATTCCCAATTCATATCAATGATGAAGCAACCATAACAAAAGATATACAAAATATAGGTGACATTATGGTCGTATATGCTGCGCGCATTGCAATACTCTACGATGATAGAAAAATGATTGCCGTTTACGAGGAAATCGGAGGCATTATTACAACGTTATTTGAACAATTTAGTATTATAGGTCGTCCTGTATCTGACCCCCCCGATAATCTAGAAATACGGGAATTGTCACAATCAGACGATAGTGATGAAGGACGCGATCATCTATATAAATACAATTCTAAATATTTAATTCATGAATTAACTCGTGCATATGATAGACTTAATACTATAGGATTCGGAATATTATTACATTTATTAAAAAAAGGATTTAATTATCATGAATTCATCCCAAGTGATTTAGATTTGAAATCAAAAATAATTGAATTAACTAATAAAATTAGTCATACATTTTTGGTATTTTGTAATAATGATGAACAAAAAAAGATGCTGGAATCAAAGCAAGAATTTGAAAATGCATTTATGATTGTGAGAATTATGTATTTTTTAAAAACACATGAATACCAAAAAATGATATTCTCGTCTGATTCCACATCAGTTCCAAGGATAACAAAAATAACCTTAGGGCAAAAATCGTTGAATATTGGAAATTTATACCGCTTTCTGGAAGTTGAATTGAACTTATCGTTGTTCAATGCAATACGAGATGTACGAATAGAAGAACTAAATGGGAACCTTGATAATGTTATTGAGTCCATGAAGAAGTTGTATAAATCAATGGTAACTATTGAGTATGGTGGTATTACTAGGACAATAAATACAAAAAATATTATATATTACACTGATTTTTATGATGAATACATAACGAAACCCACTGATGACAGGTCAAAGTCCATATCTGCTCGCACACGTAGAGGAAGAATAACACGACGTAGAGGAAGAATAACACGACGTAGCGGAAGAATAACACGACGTAGAGGAAGAAGAATACCCAGTGGAATAAGCAGACCCAGTGGAATAAGCAGACCCAGTGGAATAAGCAGACCCAGTGGAATAAGAAGACCCAGTGGAATAAGAAGACCCAACGGAACAAGAAGATCGAATAGAATTAAAATACACAACGGAACAGGAGGACCCGATGTAGTACCGATTGGAATTAAAGGATCATATCCCATACGAGGAGGAGGAGGGCAACCACAGACTATAATTCAACGTGGTGGATTATTACCTGCTAATGCGTTTCCTCCTACAAGTGTATTACCACCAGACAGTAATATTATAAATGGATACATCAAACGATGGTCCACAGTTACAGTTCCCGTAGGTACCACCATACCTGCGACAACAGATTCACAATTTGACATTCCATCAGGACCAATATTAAATGATGGACATTTAGATGTTATACATCAGTTTTCTGATATTTTATACGATAAGTTGATTGAGAGGGATCATGATAACTTGTTAGATGAAGGTAAAAAAAAGAATGATGATGATGTTATAAAAACGGATAGAGCGAGAGCATATGATTTCATGTGTAGAACTCTTGTGATGCTTAGTAGAAGAGGTACTAATGATATGACTAAACCATTGCCTGATCCAATCGATGAAGATGGTAGGAGAGACATTGCTCCTCCATTTCCAGAACCATCTAGATATAGAGTGATATCAGTTGATGATGATGCCGGCGTCTTAGTTATTAAAAATGATGAGAACATTCCCGTCGATGGTTACACTAGAATTTTTGCCGATATTGATGGTCATATGACAAGAAAACTTGAGTATATATTTGGCAATCCTGATAATCCTCCTCCTCATAATACAATTAGAAGTCCATTAAAATCACCAGCGCGAGCAGTAGCACCAGGAGCAGCGCGAGCAGTAGCACCAGGAGCAGCAGTAGCAAATTACAATAATGGAACAGGACAATCGAGTAGTGACACAACGCGTCCAATATCAGGACTCATTGATCCAGCACCTACTGGTAGAGGTAATTTGTTTGCTGGCGCTGAACCTATGTTTCGTTTATTTGGGTTCAATTACGCAAACGGCGGAGGAGATATACATGTATTGACTAGTATAGTAAATTCATTTTTCAGAACGACAGCATTTTATTGCGCCAATACTCCAGGATACCGTGGACTAGGCGGCGTTATGCAGACTGTTTTTGATAATGCACTCTTTTCACTTAATGTTGATAGTGTACAAGTCGACCGTCAAGAAATTAATATATCTATACCTGGCAACATTCCTTTTCCGTTTCAAGTATCCAATGCGGAAATGAGAAAATATATTAAGAAGTGTAAACGAGCGAAGAATGCTATAGTTGATCCTGATAGAGAACACCTATTTTTAGAAGCGTTACACGAATTTGTTAGGAATTTGTTGCGTACACTCGTGGACGATGATAAGGTGGAAGGGTGGAGTAATAAAATTATGATAGAACTTGCATGTTTTTTTAAGTATATGGGAGATAAATCACATCTATTATTAGGGATACTGCAATGTATCGTGGATCATGAACACACGTCCGGTACGTCCGATCTCCCATCACCCGACATATGGTCTTTTGATAGACAGTTATTGATAACTATAATTGAAACTACACAACGTGCGGCAGCATTATCAACTCATACTAATGATATATATTATCGTATTTCTAGAATAGGTGCTATGATGACACATCCTGATAGAACAAAACCACTGAGAATGTTACTCAACTCTCGTGTAATACAAAAAATGATTGAAGCAGGAGTTCATACTGTTGGTGATATAAATGTCAACCATTATATACCAATATGTAAGAGTGAAAACCCGGCATCTATCATTAGAACTCAAATTAAACGTATTTTTGATCACCCATCTATCAATCGCGTCAGTTGTATTGAGACATTATCAAACTTATTAGAACATTTATTACATCATGAGGGTGCAATGTCGAATTATAAAAAGGTTATGGAAGGACAATATCTAGAAGACATTGATCACCGATATGACCGGGCCATTGGGTTTTTTAGGCTACATTTTATTACAGAACCACAAACCCCATATTTCGATATACTTGGATTAACAGGTCGTGACTTGAATCTAATAAAATTTTTCAGGTCCAGAGTTAATGCATCAGGAGAACTTTATACAGATCTTAAAACCCAGTTTGATTGGGCAGACCTCAGTTATAACCCAGGAACTAAAGGAATGCCTGATGAGATGTATGACTGGATTGATTTTTTTAAAACGTTCGCAGAGTTAATGAAAATATTTAGTTGTGATATGAAGATTATAGTCAACTTTTTATGCACTTCAGTTGTTTTGACTATTGATATGTGTGCTAGCAAAGGTAGACTGGACCGCGAGTCGCAAATAAAAAGAATGATAGAGAAAAGATATATCCGAACAATCTCTGATGGGACAGCATATTATGGACATGGAGAGAATGTAAATGATATAGATATTGAAGCAATGCATTCATTATACATTGCATGTCGTTTGGTAATGCAAGCAAGTGATATCGAAGATATAGAATTCATATATTCTAAAAACATGTCCGTCCCACAAAGAGTAATACTTCCATCCGGATATGGAAGAACAATCAAACTTATGAGATTATTATCTGATACATTCGAACATTGTTTTACGGCTGCAACTGAAGTAACCGCACAAAATCTACACCCCGATACAGACTATCAAGGATTAGCGCGTAGACATTTTGCTAGAAGGAAAAACATAATTGATATGTATGTATCGTTAATGAGGATGATCGACAATCTGATTGATTGCGGAGTTCCCGACATTACAATTTTAAAATACATGCATGAGATAATGTGTAGAATGTTCCATACTATATTTAATGTTATGTGTACAACCGGTGATCACCCTGGAAACCTATTATGGTGTAAACATATTGTTGATTTTTTAAAGTCTACTACTATCAAACCTACAGGTTTTCTGGGAAACGAGCACCAAGATATAGATATGGATTTAGAAAACCTTCCATTTTTAAAAAAAATTCCTGAAATGCATAACACTTGGTCTGTTCATGCACCTCTTTTGCAACGCAATAAACTCCAGGGGTATATTCGTTTATTGAAAGATAGTGTACCGATTGGTCTACCAGGAAAGTTCGTAGATGGAGGGTTAGATATGTTAACCAGAGGAGATGGAAGATTGGAACCTGGTAACTATGAACAAGTATTAATTTGTATTGTATCGTCATTTATGAATAGTATATCCGTTACATTAGGACCCGACAAACAACCATTTTATACAAAAGGTACAAATAAGACCGACTATGATTCAATAAAACAACTATTAGATGTGATAGTTCCAGCAAACGGATTTAGTAGAACTAAATTTGGTGTTAAGGACCGTGTACTGCGCGTGTACGACAATGACGAATGTGATATTGCGATTGCTACTGATATTGAAGCAATTTTTAGTGAGATTGGAAAAGAACCTTTTAGTGGGGGTGAAAAAATGCCCGTCGACTATCCGCCCCTCGTCACGAGTGACTTACGTGATATACATGTTTGTCTTTCTGAAATTAATAAAGAAATAGAAGAAGTTATGAGAATGTCAGCATTTCTAATGCATACTGATAGATCGACAGAATTAGAATTAGCATTAGCAGCAGAAAGAGCAGAAGGAGAACTACATGGATATTTACAATCAGTACAAGCTACGGATGAAGAAAGTATTCGTGAGTATCTAACAGCACTTAAGGCGGTTAATGATGGGAAGTCTAAAAAGTCTAAAAAGGCAGATGATGGGAAGTCTAAAGATGATGATAGGACGTCTAAAAAGTCTAAAAAGGCAGATGAGATGCATCTAAGTATGGTTGCTGCTGCTGATGTGCATCGTATGGCTGCTGCTGATGTGCATCGTATGGCTGCTGCTGATGTGCATCGTATGGCTGCTGCGGATGATGTGCATCTAAGTATAGTTGCTGCTGATGTTGGTGATCCTTATACATTTGTTGTAATTTATCGTATGCATGACACTATGTTCTCTTCCACTATACGTGGTTCTCTTATAGATAGATTTCGAATTATTACTGGTTCTACTCCCGAGACAAAAGCGTTATTAAGTAGGTATGTGCGTAATATCTACATGACTCCCGCGGCGAATGAATACGGCAAAAAAATGATAACCGCATTAAAGAAGTATATGTGACTTCGTGTAAATGGTTGTTAATCTTTATACACACCTAATATGGTGTATTTTCAAATAAAATTATTAACATTATATAATAAATTGAAATAATCGATATTATAATGTTATTATCAATTAGAATGAATTCGTTTAGTAAAAAACAATTACTTGACGAATGTGAAAAGTTAGGGATTGTCAAATGTTCCAGTAAAACAAAGAAACAATTAATTGAACTTATTGGCGATAAATCTAAACCAATTGATAAACCAATTTCCAAAGATGTTGCATTTAAATTCATTGATTTATTCTGTGGAATTGGAGGATTTCATCAGGCATTAAAACGATTAAACGGACATTGTGTATTTGCGTCCGATATTGACGAACAATGCAGGAATACATATGAAATGAATTATGGTATTAAACCATCTGGAGACATCACAAAGATTAATCCGACTGATATACCAGATTTTGACGTACTCACTGGTGGATTCCCATGCCAGAGTTTCTCGAATTCTGGTAAAAAAAAAGGATTATCTGATGAACGTGGCAAATTGTTTGAGAGTATACTTGCAATTGCTCAAGTGAAACACCCATCCTATATGTTCTTGGAGAATGTAAAACATATCAAGAAAATAGATAACGGAAACGTATTTGACCACATATTAAATAGAATCAATGAATCCGGATACCACGTAGATACGTGTGAATTAAGTCCACATCAATTGGGAATTCCGCAACAACGTGAACGCGTGATATTTATTTGTATTAGAAATGACATATATTCTCCATCTATACCAGTTGTCATTGGTGTACCAAATACGAAAATAGATATTGATTCTATCATTGAAAAGGACAAAACCAAACTCATGCCATATCACATACCACCTGAACTAGAAAATGTTCTTGAAATATGGGATGAAATGGTGCACCATTTCGATGTCGGTCAATCAATGAGTCCGGTCATAATGTGTAATGAATTTAATAGTGAATACACCGAGAAAGAATTCAAATCATTGCCTAAATGGAAACAAGAATATATTACCAAAAATAAACCAATATATAACAAATATAAAGATAAATGGGACGAATGGTGTCATATAAACAAGGACCAACTTACCAGACGAGAAATATATGGTAAACTAGAGTGGCAGGCAGGTCCTAAGTTACCGGATGATAGTATATTCAACCATTTCATCCAATTCCGTCAATCTGGAATTCGTGTTAAAAAAAGTAAATATTTCCCAACACTTGTTGCTATCGTCCAAACCCCAATTTATGCAAAAGAGCGAAGATATATCACTCCTCGTGAATGTGCACGACTTCAATCCTTTCCAGAATCATTTATCCTACACGAAAAAGATAATGTAGCGTATAAACAATTTGGAAATGCTGTTAATGTAGATGTAGTTCATTATGTAATGAATATTGTTCTCAACCTTTACAACTTCAAATTTAATTAGCGTGTATTTGAAATTGAGGTGATGCACCCCAAATATTCCCTTTCCAACGAATTTCAACCCTGTATATTTTTTCATTTACAACCAATTGATAGAACAATTTCGCTGCATTGCGACGACAACCACGAGCGTCAAGATAATAAGGGGCGTGTTCCGACAACGTAACCTCAGTTGTCGTATTATCAAGTGAATGCACGCGGATACCATCGTACTCATAGAGTTTATATGGGACCTCCGGAAACATATTTTTTATGATAGACTCCTTGATGAAATCATTGTGTACCACAAGTTTGGTTCGCACCAATTCCCAATATGGGTTTGTACAATGGAACAATTTATTAACATCTTCGCGTTTTGACTTTGGGTACATTTCAAATCCGTTTTCTCGAAGAAATGTTTTGCGACATTCGCGTAATTCAAGTTCACATTCGGGTGATACCGTCCCTATCATTTTTTCAATTGAATAATTAGATTTTGTGCACATGTCATCCTGTTTGATAGATATTCCATAGAATTCATCAATGCACTCTACATAAATGTCCGCTTTTTGTTGTTTGACGTCCAATCCCTGATTCAAATCCACAATTTTTTGAGACTTACAATTCTTCCCTTCCAAATAAACCCGCACCACGGGAGAGTTGTGAGGTGGCATTTGAAGTTTATAATTCAATATATATTTGTCAACTTCGGTGACTGGTCTGCTCTCCAAATCCACCTTGTATGCATGTATGGTCTCCGACTCACAACCGCATAGTCGAGATTCGTCTGCGACCCACGCCATAAACTGATCTTTAGAAACAAATTCAGGATTCAAAATAAGTACGGCAATAACATATTCGTAGGCATTCGTATCTACATTTTTTCTTTTTTTCGTTTGTGAATTTCGCATCTTTTCCTCGCGTTTCGCTTCCATAAGTTCCAGTTTCGCCTGGCATTTCGCTTCCATAAGTTCCATTTTCGCCTGGCGTTTCGCTTCCATAAGTTCCAGTTTCGCCTGGCGTTTCGCATCTGCAATTCGCTTTTTCTCCTCAAGTTTCGCTTCCATAAGTTCCAGTTTCGCCTGGCGTTTCGCATCTGCAATTCGCTGTTTCTCCTCACGCTTCGCATCTGCAATTCGCTTTTTCTCATCGTTCGATGGCATGATGATCGATGACATGATGTTTAATTGTAATGGCAATATATGTTAAATACCATTTCAATTTTATTAAACAATTAAATAATTCATATATCACATTCAATCAATAATTCTGCTTCAGCATAAATGATTTCTTCTCCTTTGACACAGCAGATATCATTGGGTATTACTTTTGTACGTATTAGGTTTACCATAGCGTCCGCCTTATTTAATCTGATAATGTAACTATCAATCGTTTTTAAGATGTTATCTATTTGTTTATCTATTTCGGACATATCCACGTAATTCATTTTGGTATACTATAATAATAAATATATAATTCAATTTAATATATTTATATAATAATGAAGATTGGAATTGTTAACTACTACAATATTGCATCTCCAACGATTGTAAAGGTAATACGAAATTTAGGACACGATGTAACCTTATTAACTCCATATGACGACCATTTTACCATGATAAAACATTCAAATATTCGTAATTGGATATTTAGTGGTTCACCATTAGACGTGAATGATCCGATGAGTCCACAAGTAAACAAGAAAATATTAGGGTTACAAGATAAACGAATTCTCCTGATTTGTTATTCAATGGAAAGTATGCTGAAATCATTGGGATGTAAACTGACAACAAGCAAAAAAAGTAAAGATGACACCGTTCTATTAACACCGCTATATAATAACTATTTGACTGGTGGTATGAAAATACCGATATCTGCTGCAAGAACACATTATACACACATAAATGTTTCGTCTCTTCCACCACGAATAAGGTTACAAATGAAACATAAAAATGAGGTTATGACGTGTCAATACAGGAATTGTGTTATGGTTCAGTGGCATCCAGAACGAAGTGATGAAGGCGACTTGTTCTTATCAAATTGGTTATCAAAATAAAAATATTCACTTTTTACATGTAGTACCCCAAATGTTTAATCCGCTTCTGATGCTGTGCCACTCCCTAATGACGATTTTCATATATCAAACATTATTCAAATATTTAATGTTTTGTTGCAACAATATACTGCCACAAGTCGTGGGTTCCGTCTTCGCAAATATCAGTTCCTTCTTGTTTGACAATCTTCATACCACATCTCTCAATCTCATTTGAAAGGATATTTGTCTTCTTATCTTCGCTTTTTTTAATCCATCTTCCAACTGCCTCACAAAACACAACCACTCCACCCGTCTTCATGATACGATGTATTTCGCTTAGCATCGTATCGTGGTCTGTCCCCCAAAGCACTCTGTTGGCAATAACAACGTCAAACTCCTCATCCTCATACAACTCCGTCATATCACCAATATTCCCAACAGTAACTGTCTCATCGACAGCATGGATGTCCAATGCTTCCCAACTCATTTTCTGTACTGATTCACGATGACGGAAACGATTCATACCACAACCTAAGTCAATTGCGTGATATGTCTTGCGATTACATTTGGGTTTACGATCTAACAAGAGTCGCTCAACATTAGCACACGCTTGTATCTCTTCCGCATCACGAGCATCGTATTTGTCTGCTTCTTGGTGGTATGTGTCAAAGTCTTCGCGGGACACATTTGTTGCGTTGTAGTTGGTACTTTTCATGCTCTTGAACCGGCGATGGAAGTCGGTTAGTTTGGACGACGTTTGATGAGAGCAGTTTCGATATGTCTTTTCAATCTGTAACTTTACTTTACGTTTGGGTTTGCGTTTAATGGTCTTTTGTGGTTCCACTGCCGCCATCGGTGTGACAGCGGGGATAATGGCGGCGGATGCGTGGTCCATATCTGACTCGAGCAACTCGGCGTTTCGTGGTTCGGTTCTCTTTTTAGAAGCATCCCATTTCCATCCAGGTGTTTGCACAGGATCATTTAGAATGTCAATACGTTCTTTTGTGATTTTTGATTTCTTACCCTTGTCAAACTTATTCTTTTCAGAACGTTGCCTACTAATCCAATTTGCGTTAGAACGCTCTTCTATATTGGGAGTCTCATCAGGATTTTTGGCGCTTGGAGAAGGTTCTCTACCATTAGTTTCAAAGAACGAGTTGCGTTGTTGGTGACTCTCTACCCATTGTCCTTTCAAATCCTTTTCCCATTTCCATCCAGGTGTTTGCTCGGGGTCATTTAGAATGTCAATACGTTCTTTTGTGATATGTGCCTTCTCACCTTTGTCAAACTTCTTCTTTTCCAGACGTTGAGTATTAATCCATCCTGCGATAGAATGCCATTTTTTATTATAAGTTTCATCAGGAGTTTTAGAATGTTGTGTAGGTTCTCTACCATTACTTTCAAAGAACGAGTTGCGTTGTTGGTGGTTATCTACCCAATTATCAGCATCCCATTTCCATCCAGGTGTTTGTTCGGGATCATTTAGAATGTCAATACGTTCTTGTGTGATTGATGATTTCTCACCCTTGTCAAACTTCTTCTTTTGGACACGTTGGTTACTAATCCATCCTCCAATATAACGTGCTTCTTTATCGGGAGCATCATCAATATTTTTGGCACATGAAGAAGGATCTTTGCCACTACTTTCAAAGAACGAGTTGCGTTGTTGGTGACTATTTACCCAGTTATCAGCATCCCATTTCCATCCGGGTGTTTGCACAGGATCATTTAGAATATCAATACGTTCTTGTGTGATTGGTGATTTCTCCCCCTTGTCAAACTTCTTCTTATCATCACGTTGATGACTAATCCATTTTCCAATAGAACGCTCCTCTTTATTATGAGTCCCATCAGGATTTTTGGAGTCATGAATAGGTTCTCTACCACTACTTTCAAAGAACCAGTTGCGTTTTTGATGGTTATCTGCCCATCGTCCTTTCAAATCCTTTTCCCATTTCCATCCGGGTGTTTGCACAGGATCATTTAGAATGTCAATACGTTCTTGTGTGATTCTTGATTTCTCACCCTTGTCAAACTTCTTCTTTTCAGCACGTTGGTTACTAATCCAATTTGCTTTAGAACGCTCTTCTATGTTTGGGGTCCCATCAGGATTTTCAGCACGTGGAGAAGGTTCTATACCATTGGTTTCAAAGAACGAGTTGCGTTGTTGGTGGGTTTCTACCCATTGTCCTTCCAAATCATTTTCCCATTTCCATCCAGGTGTTTGTTCAGGATCATTTAGAATGTCAATACGTTCTTGTGTGATATATGCGGGGTTTTCTTTGTTGTCAAACTTCTTCTTTCCGTCGCGTTGCTTACCAATCCAATTTGCAATAGACTTCTCTTCTTCATTATAATATACATGATTTTTGGCCTTTGTGCTAGGTTCTCTACCATTAGTTTTAAAGAACGAGTTGCGTTGTTGATGTTTCTCTGCCCACTGTCCTTCAAAATCAATTTCCCATTTCCATCCAGGTGTTTGCTCAGGATCATTTAGAATATCAATATGTTCTTGTGTGATTGATGCTTTCTCACCCTTGTCAAACTTCTTCTTTTGGGTACGTTGACAACAAATCCAATTTGCAATAGGACGCTCTTCTATGTTTGGGGTCCCATCAGGATTTCTAGCACATTGCGACGGTTCTCTACCATTACTTTCAAAGAATGAGTTGCGTTGTTGGTGGGTTTCTACCCATTGTCCTTCTAAATCATTTTCCCATTTCCATCCAGGTGTTTGTACAGGATCATTTAGAATGTCAATACGTTCTTGTGTGATATATGCTTCATTACCGTTGTCAAACTTCCTCCTTTGGGTACGTTGTCCGCTAATCCAATTTGCAATAGGACGCTCTTCTATGTTTGGGGTCCCATCAGGATTTCTAGCACATTGCGACGGTTCTCTACCATTACTTTCAAAGAATGAGTTGCGTTGTTGGTGGTTCTCTACCCAGTTATCAGCATCCCATTTCCATCCAGGTGTTTGCTCAGGATCATTTAGAATGTCAATACGTTCTTGTGTGATATGTGATTTCTTATCTTTGTTGTCAAAGTGCTTCTTTCCGGTACGTTGATGACTAATCCATTTTGCAATAGACTTCTCTTCTTTATTACTGGCGTGATTAGAAGGTTCTCTACCATTACTTTCAAAGAACGAGTTGCGTTTTTGCCTATTTTTCTCCCAATTTGCATCAGGTTGAACCGTCACAGACAACTTAGTAGCAATGAAGTTCTTCTCTTGAGACACCAATTCTTCATCGACATCATCAAGACCGAACAATATAGTGAAACCACAACTGAACCCAACCCTCGTCCGATTTGACACTCTCTCCAAAGCTTTCTTGTCATGCGCCGCCTTATTGTCCTTCACCACCTTGTATCCATCATCCTTATCGTTCTTCTTCAACACAACACACTCTTCGCCATCACCATACCGAACACGGTTCTCACCGTCATCAACAACAAGTGCTACACCTTGCGACATCGCCAATAAATCGAACATAGCAGCAGCATCATCGTCATCCCAGTCGTTGGATCTTACCGTGTCAACAAAGTCTCCGCCACCACCACAACCACACATCTCATCAATTACCTCATCTACAGACTTCCTCAGGTGCTTCGCCAAGCATTCCACTGCATTCCGGGTATGCTTCGGTTTGGGAGGCATATTGATGAGTTCATTGAATAAGTCCTCATCTTCATCCGCCAACTCGTCCTTCAAAGCGGCGCATACGGTGGTGAAAGGTACGAAGTTTCCATTATCGTTCAACTCGATCTCCTTTTCAAGAACATCGTGAATACATTGCCTATCACCTCCACACGTTTCAAACTTGCTCATCTCCAAGAAGACAGGGATAAAGACAGTAGACGGAAGTTGGGCGTGTTCTGGACACAAGTTGCCCTCACGATTCTTGTAAAGTCGAAGAACGCGACCAATACGTTGAATATTGTCAATTGGACTTTTGGAAGCATCCCAAGGCATCATACAGTTTGCATTCTTCAAATCAACTCCCTCACTAATTGTGCGGCAACTCACGAGAATAGACACACGTCTCTCTTCCTGGAACTCGCGCAGTATGCGTGTGCGTTCACTCATTGTTTCCTCATAGAGACCTTTCATCCACCAACCATTCTCTACAGCGGCAGCCATGTTTTGGTCGAGATAACTCTTGACTGACGATCTATTTTCGCCATCGGTGTTGGCTTCAGCAGTATAGACAAGCAGTTTGACACTGATGGGATGGATGGTTTGAAGTTGTTTGACGATTTCAACGAACAATTTACTCTGTTCACGTTCAGCATCAGTACAAAGGAAGATTTCCATATTGAAGTCGCGAACCACTTTGTCTTTTATGCCACGAAGAAGCGAATATTTGTAGTCAGCAGGTTCAGGAAGAGTTGCGGACAAATCCACGCGATGACCGATGCGTTCTTCAATTGTCGCGAGTGATGCCGAATATTGGTCGCGTTTAACCCGATGTGCTTCATCGTGAATCAGCAAATCCACCAAGCGACCTTCTTCTGTTAGAAGTTCGCGATAGACCTCTGGGGCACTTGTATATGTTGTGAGGATTACATAATCAGAAGCATCCAGTTCATCCATCTTCGTATCAAGACGTTTGACTCCTTCGATAGTGCCCTCCGTGGCCAAGTATCGAACACATTTGTGATTCTTGAATGGATTGTTTTGGTCGTCCCAGAACTGCTTCAATAAGGCGAGCCATGGGAACACTATAATGATACGTCTTTCGGTCTGTGAGATTTCCTGAATGATACGAGTCTTACCTGACCCAGTGCAAAGAGAGAGATTAGTTCGGGACTCTCCCTCACTCCGTCTGACATCAAATGTCGTGATCGCATCGTTTTGACACTTTCTGAGATCGGACGACATCTCAATGGACGATGTGTTTCGAGCAATTGAATTTGTTTGAGACGATTGATAGCAGTTTTTCCTGGCGGATACAATACCGATACAGAGTAAAAACATTTCAATTTTATTTAATTACGCCCATAAAATGTGTTCGCACATTTGACGTTTTGAAAAAAAAACAATATTCGCAAGCACACTACATGACTTATGTATATAATATTGGAAAAAATACTTTACAAAAGTAATCGCGATATAGAAAAGGATTGTCAGGAATGGATAAATATATTGGAAAAAGATAAAGTTATCAAAATAAAAATATTCCCTTTTTTATTTGTTTTTTTTTGATTTTTTTACATGTATTACCCCCAAATGTCTAATCCGCTTCTGCTGCTGCGCCACTCGGTTCTGCTGCTGCGCCACTCGGTTCTGCTGCGCCAATCGGTTCCGCTGATTCCCGTTTCTTGATCACACGGGCAATGTATACGACCGAATCAATGTCGCTGGTGTCCTTGTATGCCACGAACATGCGACCAGATGGTCCATCCTTACCCTTCACGTCCAAACACGATGTCTTTGACCAAGACTCCATCTCACGCTTCACGTCTGAGTATAGCATCACGGACAATTTCTTGGTAGTAGACGACATAATGAAGTTCGTGACAGGATCAGTCTTAAACTTTTTTTTCTGGCGGCAACCATTCTCCTTGAGGAAGTTGTTGATATGGGTAAGGTCCGCACTTTCTTCCTGAAGAAGTTCCCAACCATCATCTTCGTTGCTCTCTGGTTCTTCAAATTCAATTCCAGAATTTCCAAATCCGTCAGGATGAAACACGGTTGGTTTGGGTTTTTTGGTCCGCATCCCATGGTACGTGAAATCACCCAGATCAGTGAACCCTGAATCCCACACCTTCATGTAGCGCTCGAGACTCTCAATGTTAGTGTAGACAAGCATGTCGTCTGGAACGTCATATCCAGTCGCGCGACCAGAGAGACCCTGAATCATAACGTCGTCATTGTCCGAGACACGTTCATATAGGATGCCAACATTTTCCTTAGGATGAAGAGTCACTGCGCAACGAAGGTGTTCCTTGATGTAGATCAGCGTGTGTTTCGACGGAATGTCTTTGATGAGAGACTGCACGTCATTTTCCTTCGCCCTGGAGTGGCACGGTGCGTGGTAGAAGTCCTCCTCGCCAAATACTACCTTGAACCGCTCTACAACAGTGTCGAATTTCTCACCAGAAGGGACCCGAATAAGGTGGTAACGGGGGTCATCAGGGAAAACATCAATGATTTTTTCTTTGAGTTCGCCAATGGCAGCGCATGCTGGTGAGATGAGAATTCTGCGCTCTTCGCACTGCTCCTCGGTCATTTTGCTGCGGTCAGGGTTCGGGGCAATGAATAGATCCTTTGCTTGGAATGCGCGACCATTCTCGAGTTGATGATGAACTCCCTTGTATCCAGGTCCCGGTTGCATGACGTGTTGTTTCGCATACTCGTTCCAAAGTGACATGTCGTCCATTACCTTGTTGGGTGTCGCCGAGAACTCAACGAAGTTAATGTTGTTTTCCCGGAGGTACTCCATGTCCCTGAGACCAGTTTGTTCCATCAACTTGCTGATCGTCATCTCATCCTTTGACGCAACGTGTACCTCGTCCATGAGAATGACTACGTCACGAAGACCAGCGAGTCGCAACTTGAGTTTTTTTGCTAGTTCGCCGCGATGGTAGATGTTGTCCTTGAGTGCTGTAGGGAATCGCGCCTTTGTCTGTTCTTTCCAATCCGTCGAACTAATACCTGTAATGATGAAGATGTTCTTGGGATTCACGATGATGTTGCAACCTGCGAGAGTAAAACAAGAACGGATGACAGCAAGCATACATCCCGTCTTTCCAGTTTGTGTCATTGCTTTCACAAGTTGGAATACGACTGCCGGGTCGTTAAGGATCGTATTTGCAACCTCCGTTGCAGTTGCTTCTTGGTTAGGATGGTACAATTTGGTCCCCGCAATCTCACACTCTGTCTCGAGTTCGTCAAACGAAGACAGCAGTGAAATCTTGGAGCGCTCGATTAACTTGCGTTGAAGATCGGACGACATCTCAAGGGACGAGGTGTTGCGAGCCATTGAAGTTGTTTGAGTCGATTTGAGAGCAGTTTTTCCTGGTGGATACAATACCGATACAGAGTAAATCCATTTCAATTTTATTTAATTACGCCCATAAAATGGGTTCACATGTTTGACGTTTTGAAGAAAGGTGTAAATCGCGAGTAATTATAGTATATCTCTGAAAGATTGTGAAGACAAGTTACAATTAAACAAATTTCCTCACGATCAATCACTTCACACTACAACTATAAATACAAAATGTATTTTACTTGACTTTATATGTGACCGTCATAATACCACATTTCATTATTATATTTAGTTATAGTATAATAATGTTAAAAAGGAAGTCAACTGACATACGACCAACTGAAACACAATCAACTGACATACGACCAATAGCATCTAAAAGAACAAGATCATCACAAAGAGCAGAAGAAGCGGCAGCATTACAAAGAGCAGCAGAAGCACAAAGAGCAGCATTACAAAGAGCAGAAGAAACGGCAGCATTACAAAGAGCAGAAGAAACGGCAGCATTACAAAGAGCAGAAGAAGCGGCAGCATTACAAAGAGCAGAAGAAGCGGCAGCATTACAAAGAGCAGAAGAAGCGGCAGCATTACAAAGAGCAGCAGAAGCACAAAGAGCAGCAGAAGCGGCAGCATCAAAATCGGTAGCATCAAAATCGGCAGCATCACGAGGAAGATCAAAAGCAGCATCAAAATCGGCAGCATTACAAAGAGCAGCATCAAAAGGAAGATCAAAATCACAAGGAGCAGCAGAGGCACCACCCGCGAATTACTCGGATCACTCAGTAGATATAGGACGTGAGTTCCACCTTGCTGAATATGGATCTACATATAAACAATGTGTAAACAGTGAAAATGGTATTTATTTTATATTTGTTATCAACCGAGATTATCTTAAACAACTGGCTATAGACGAACCACTTATCGAACCATCAACCGAACGCTACACGTTTAAAGAAGGTGTATATACATGGGTTCTTCTAGAAATTGGTGAAGGCAAATATAGATTCTTACTGAAAAAAACATCCAGTGGTCACGAATTAGGGACAAAACACTTCGATATATTTACTAGTCTTTTTTCAAAAAACGTAGGCGTTGATTTGTTTAAACTTAAATCCGCAGGAGAGTTATTTGTTGGTGATGGCAAAATATATTTTAATATTGAATCCGGAACGTATATGAATGATATGATCATTCAAAAAATTAAAAGATTTTATGGTAAAAAGGATCCATTGCGCGAAACTGTATTGAAACAATTTGTATCGGATGCAGAAGACCATATCAAGGCGATTATGGAAAAAGTTCCTGGGTTAAAATCAGTTAAAAAATCGACTAATGATGAGACGTTTATTAACAAATCTACCCCAATATTAACAGAGAAAGAGATAGAAAAGTATATAGATGTTGCTCTTGAAGATAGTAAAGTTTCATCACCACGAATAAAAATATATTGGTTCAATAAAAAGGAAGATTGCGATAGTGTAAAAATAAAATATATAGAGAGTAGTGATCATCCTCATCTTGGACAACTGCTTACTGCTAAAACTTTACCACTTTATGAAGCCGCCGCCGAAGACGCCAAAACCAAACTCGCCAAAGCAGCCAAATCCGCTGCCACCGGTCGGTCTGGTACTAGTGGCACAAGTATAGGCGGAGCATTAATCACAAGAAGACATCGTTTAAGAGGTCGGACACGAAAAATAAAACGCAAAAGGACTACCAACAAGAAAAAAAATAAACGTTCAAATAAACGAAAAAAATATTTCAAATATACATAATAAATGATGGTAGTCAAAAATCACTATCATTGAACGATTTTTTTAGAAAAATATCTGATGTTACAATATAAAATGACCAGATACACCGATTTTGTAAAAGCACATATGACGAAAAGAAATATGTCGTGGAATTGTGCCGTATGCGATATAAAATCCAAAAAACTATACAAACCCAGAGTGGTAACACCAAAAAGAAGTGCATCCGCGAAAAAATCCAGAGATTCAGCAGAATTTATTAGAGAATTTGACAGAGAGTTTAATAAAGACTTTTTGGGATGGTTGAATAAGTTAACACCCGCAGAACTGAATGAAATGGCACGCGATGCGCCACGTGGCAGAGGGATGCGCAATACAACAAGAAAATCTAAAAAATCTCGTGGAAGAAAATAGAATATAATGTCACATCTGAATTGATTTTAAAACCATATTTATATAGGTCGTGAATGTTTTAAACACCATAAGTTTAAAAATTCAACCATATCAACGTTACTATATATATTATATTTTTTAGTCAATAAACTGTATATGGATTGATCATGTCTGTGTTCTTTAAATCCACTTATGTTTTTTATTATACTAGGAGTATCATCTATAAAATGATATTGACTGGATAATGTATACCAATTATCAATAAGTTCTCTTGTTTTTTTATTATTTAATATCATAATTGAACCTGCTTGTCTTTGGCGCGTATTTAAATATGTATCATGATTCATATCTAAATTTTCTATTAAATCCATTTTATTCCAAACATATTCTAAACATTTTACTCTACAATAACTACCAATTATATAATCTCTTTTTACGATATTAAATAAATCTATAAACTTATCTTTACTAGCGCGGAATATTATACTAGAATCTAAATATAACAATGTGTCATTATCATTTAATATTTCTAAATGTTTTTTAATGATGTAACTTTTCCATACCCAATATCCATACCCCCTTTTATTATTTTCTATAAAAGTTTTATGTTGATTCCAAAATATAGGATCGTTTTTTAAATCTTGTTCTGTTAACAAAATAATTTTATCAAAAATATCTAATTCTTTCATTAAATTGACTAATCGTTCTGCTCTTTTTTCATATTCTCCGGTTGTTCCAAATGTTAAAAGTATTTTCATTATATAAGATGGATAAATTATATATATATAGACATCCGTATAATGATAGACTATTTTCACAAATAATACGACATTTATTAAGTTTTTTTATATCGAAAATTTTAAATATTACACATATTCATATACCATATAACGACAATGATATTAATATAGATTTTGCAAAAATATATAACATAAATAATTTAATAGATGAAACTAGTGATAATCATGACGTAAATGCATTGCGTAAAGAAAAACGTGCATACTCAGAACCAGATCAAAACTTAGTTGGTTTAAATAGATCATCTAAACGACATTTTCATATTAATGATATATTTTCAGATACAAATATTAAATTAATGAAGTCAAGTTATAAATTAAATAAAGTAAGTAGTGATTATTTATTATCTGATGTGAATGTTTGTCTACATATTAGGAGAGGTGATATAACGAAATATGGGAAATCAAATGGAAGATTTACGCCAAATGGATTTTTTATCGATACTATAATAACTTTGCGTGATATATTAGAAAATAAATGCACGTTTCATATTTATTCTGATTCTGAAATAAATTTAGATATAGAAAATATTAATATAACGTATCATAACAATACTGATTTATTGGTGGGGGTAAATGAAATGATACAATCTGACATTTTTATTATGTCGATTGGTTCTAATGTTAGTCATTTTGTAGGGTTACATACAGATGCAATTGTATTTTTAGATAAAGATAAACTAATACCATGTTTTAATAATAATTATAATATTTATTGGTCAAAATATAAAAATTTCATTAGTGATAAAGAAATATTTAAGAAAGAGGTATATAATCGTTTTAAATAAAGAATATCAATGGACATTTATCATTAGATTCATTATATCGTCAGATAAGACATTGATAATTCAATTAGTAGTCACCAGATACGTCATCGCTGCAAAGAGGATAATCCTCATTTTGTTCCCATGGGAACAAATCACGCCCTTTGTCTTCTTCTTTATCCAATTCATCAATTAATTCAGTTATCTCAATAAACATTTTCGTTTCTATTTCATCATCCGTTGGATTATAATCTCAATTTTTCAATTCGTTCAAAACAAAAAAATACTTATAGTTACAATATATATCTCGTGATAGCTCAGATGGTAGAGCGGTGGACTGTAGAGGTTTTGTATTCCATTGGTCGGCGGTTCGAATCCGTCTCGCGAGATTACATCTTATTATTTTTCATAAAAAATAATAATGTACGTTTCATAATCTAATGTTTTTTATTACCCCTTTTTGAATAATTACTACGACCATATTTGCCACGACCATGTTTGCCGTACCCCTTTCCACCCTTGTATGGTTTTCCCATACACCTAGCATATCGCCACTTGAACGGAATGAATTCATAAGGTGGTTTTTCAGGTTCAGGAATATATTCAATAGAAGTCCATTGAGATATACTACTAATATACTCGCATTTATATTCATCCATATAAGGTGTGAGTTGATACATTTTAGTGGTTGAATTATTATCACTAATATAGTCGTATTTATATTCACTCGTCCTATGTGTGTGTTGATACATTTCAGTGGTTGAACTCTTACCACTAATAGAATATTTATATAGACGTTCACTGGACGAACTACTGGATAGGATCCAATATTTCATAGAAGGTGGTATCAAATGTATCATTTTTTTCTTTTTATTCAGCAGCATGGACCGGTAAAACATTCCAATGGTATACCCAGCACAAGGATTATATATTTTGAAGAATCGTGATTGGTTTCGTATTTTGTCGAATATCTCCAAATGATATTTCAATTGGAAAAACACATCTTCCATTTTTTGGGTCACTACAACATCCCCATACGAGAGAATTAGAAGGACGACGTCCTCGGGGAGAAAGATAGACAGCATAATGTCGGTTTGATACAATCTATCTATGGAATACATTTCAATTTTATTTATACAATGAAACGCGTCATAAATGAATGGAGGTATTCTTGAATTTAACTATTATAAAATTGATTGTCTAAACTGGATTATGTATATAAATTATACAAATGTGTGATTGTCAAGATTTTATCGATGCGCTGCCGTGGGATACGACCGAATTAACCATCTCTTGTAGAGGTCTTGATAATATGCCAGACATTTCAAGACTAACAAAATTAAAATATCTTGATTGTTCATGTAATTATATCACATCATTGGGAACCATAAGTGATACCATTATAGGTATATATTGTTCGAATAATAACCTGTCAAAACTACCACCATTCGGAAGAAATGTAAGGAAGATGGTTTGTTCTAAAAATAAATTGACATCCATCCCGCCGTTTAATGATCTCCTTGAAGAATTTTATTGTTTCAATAATTATTTAACATGTATTCCCCAATTCAATCCCAATATGAAATCATTTAATTGTAGTTGCAATATGATAACGATTATTCCAGAATTCAATAAAAAAATGGAGAGATTTTATTGTGATAATAACCAAATTACTTGGTTACCTAAATTCACGGAACAAATACAACGGATTGAATGTTACAATAATGATATCACATATTTACCGAAATTCAACCATAAACTTGAATCTATGAATTGTTCTAACAACAACTTGTTTTATTTACCGGATTTCAATGAAGAGTTGATGTATATGTATTGTGACTATAATCGGTTGGTTTCACTGCCATCATTAAATAAAAAGTTAATATCATTTAATTGTTCTGATAATGAAATAAATGTTCTACCGCAGTTCAATCAAGATCTCAGGTACATGTATTGTCACGGTAATCATTTAACCGAACTTCCACAATTCAATCAAAACTTGCGGTCTATATACTGCACAAGTAACCCATTTTACGTATTAGATCCTCGAACTGAAACGCTTGATGTTATGTGTGTCAAGACTAACACGCTTATTATATTCAAAGAGTTATACTATGCAATCAAATTTAAAAGACAATTCAAACGATGGTTGTGGGAACTGGTACGGGAACCCAAAATCGCGCTGAAATTTCATCCAAGTAATCTTTTGAAATATCTGGAGGAAAATGGCGACGATTTAGACCTAGCGCTTGAACAATTTATAGGGGAGGATTAAATTGGACCATAATAAAATTGAAATAAATAACCCACTCATCCTATTATTTTTACAGAAGAAATCATGAAGGTTCTTGTATTCGACACAGAAACAACCGGGTTGCCCAAATCGCGCAATGCGTCCATTTATTCGTCAGCGGATTGGCCATACATCATACAGATGGGGTGGATTACATATGATACTGATACGAAGGAACTTAATACTTTCTCCCATATCATAAAGTGTCCCATTGAACCATCACCAGAGAGTGTGGCGATTCACCACATTACCAAGGAACAAATTGATGAAGAAGGCATTGATATTACTTATGTCATTGGATTGTTTAGACAATGTGTCAGTAATTGCGATGTGGTAGTGGCACACAATATTTCATTTGATAAGCGAATGGTGATGGTTGAATGTATCCGAAACCATTTCCCACCAATCTTTACTAATGTGCGCGAATATTGTACAATGAAAGATGGGAAATTCATTGCAAATATACTGAAAACGTCAGCAAGTGGTCGCGAATACTTCAAGTTTCCAAAACTGACAGAATTACACGAAACATTATTTAAAACTGTACCTTCCGGAATCCACGATGCACTCGTTGACACACTGATTTGTCTTCGGTGCTATGTCTTTATCACTGACAAGAACGACATTTTCGAATTATCAAAACCATTCGCGAAAATTTATGAAAAATATATTCAAGTTGATGTATGTTAACATATGTCATATGGTAAAATACACGTGATCCATTATTTTTATTCGACCATTTATTATACTTGCGTCAATTATCTACGCACCCATGCATACAAACGTTGAAATGTAATATGTTTTTCGTATCCTTGTCCGGTCAAATCCCTCATTTGACCCGATTCAAAATATCGATTGTATGTAAGACCAACGTTATCCCAGAACCCATTGCTAGCGTCCGTATCTATATATATCAACTGTTCGTCACGTACGTTGGGATGTACTTCTATGATTTTCTCACATACATTCCGCATCAATTGTTTCGCGATACCTCTGCCATGGTATTCATCTTCAACATGTATGTTCATACCCATTGGATATGTAACATCGCCTTGCACCATCTTAGAATTATCGAATCCGGAACCAGTAATGTCAAATTCTCCAATTGTTTCTCCATTTACATTATAACTTGATGCGAACGTTGTCATACAATGATACATATCACATTGTTGGTCAGGAGACTTATAAGTGGTTACGTATTCACTGATTGGTGAAGTCATGGTTTTAATGACTGAGATATATATCATAATTCTTATTCAATTTTATTTTTGAACTGTTTCCAAGAGATGTCAATAATGTCTACTGGTGCGTCTCGTGTTTCATCATCCTTTTCACCCATTCTCAATGCACTATCCACATATATATTTTTCAGGACTTTCCCAACCTCGTATGCTCCGGTATGTTGGTCGATTTCGCATTCTTCAATGCGTTTCAAAATCATTAGGAAGTAATCAAACATTTCAATGTCAAATTCATCCTTCTTTAGTTTGATGAAAATATCAGTATAATTTGTATATAAGAATGAACACCCCGCAATAAGGATATTTTCATTGTCAGGTGAGATTGGTTGAGTCATATTGTGTAACTTTTTGAGTTTCGACATCATTTCAACATCATTCTTGATTTTATCACTATGTTTCCTCTGCCTGATATCATTTGTAACATCTTCAATATTATCGTGAGAAATCATATCCTTTAGTTTAAGCGACGCGTTTTCATCCATATATATACTATCAATAATTCATATTTAAATCATATTACTATCTATGAAATCTAATTATCTGATTCAACATTCAAAATAAACTACAATTTAGATTAGTTAATTATATAAATGATATTTTCACATTATAAAGTAATATGAGATCATCTGATATAATACGCAGTATAATCATACTACTATTATTTTCAATTATATACTCTAGTATAATTGTCTCAGATACAATCTTAGATATGAACAAAGAATGGGCGAAATACAGATGTAACCCATTATTTATGCCATTTGCATCAGCATTCGGACATTCTAATATAGACAATTTCAGATATTGTGTAAGCAAGATAAGTAATAATAACATGCCGGATTTGATGGGACCTACCAAACTTAACATAGACCTATTGGGAAAAATGGGAGGGAACCTCAACACAAACATAACATCATCGAATGGATTCGTAAGTATCTTCCGGGACAATATCATGAACTCATTTGGTTCTATTTATGGAATATTAATGGGTGTAATTGCGGAATTTTACAAACTGTCCGTATCGATGAAAGACGTATTGGGCAAAACAATCGGGGTAACAAGAACACTTGTATATACATTGGAAGGGTCTATTACTACAATGGAGAGTGCGAATGACACTGCATTTATGAGATCATTGAGAAAAATAAGTAAACTTAAAGGTAAATCCAAAGGATGTTTTTCAGGGGATACAAAAATAAAACTCAATACCGGTGATTATAAAAGAATAGACGAGATAGAAATCAATGACACTCTCGAATATGACACACATGTACTTGCAACTATGAAAATAACTAACATCACACCAGGTACGTCAGATATGATTTCAAGTGTTTACATGATACCAAACGGAGATAATGATGATATTCTTGTAACGGGTAGTCATTTGATATATGATAATATGTTAGGTAAATTTGTCTGTGTGCGCGATTACAGGGATTCAATTAAAACAAAACGTTGTCTGGATATTGTTTATTGTTTAATTACAGATAACCATACAATACCGATAGGTGAATATATCTTCCACGACTGGGAAGATACACCTAATAAATCCAAAGATATAGTTAGGTAAACTATATACTAGATATTATAATATGATATTATAATGACGTCAACATATGACTCTATAAAGAAACTATATGGTTCCCAGACATATCTAGACAAATACATTGTAGACGTAATTATAACGATATTTATTTGTTGTATCGTGATATATTTTGTATTTAAAAATAAAATTAATGATACACTCAACAATATTGACATTGACTGGGAAAATAACCGATGTAAACCCGAATATATTCCAATTTCTGGATTTGTTAAATCATCAGAGGGTAACACTATATATGAAAAAAGTGTGAACAATTTCAACTACTGTATATCAGAGTTGTATAAGAAAGACTTTAATATATCATTGTCTCCATTAACATCTGCAATAAACAGCAGTCTTTCCGTAATGGTTAATATTAGCAATGCATTGACAACGCTATTGGAAAATACAAAAAAAATCAAACTAGGGACTATTTCTGTTTTCAAAAATATAATTACAAAAATGAATGAACTTGTGATACAACTGACACAACAAAGTATAAGTATGAAAAGTGTCATCGCTATGATACACGCTACAATAGTAACGGCAGTTTATTCTATCATAGGGTCATACTATACCGGAGTATCGGTATTTATAATGTTCAGTGAAGCGTTTTTTAATTTTATTATGGTTGTCCTAATCCTAACCGCTATTATACTTATGGTTACACCTGTTACATTTGCAGTTGGTATGGGTATATTTTTACAGGGAGTTGCATTATTCGCAGTGTTGATACTTCTGAATAATTTCATAAAGAATGCGTTTGGTATACATATTGTCAATATGAAATTACCTAGAATGCCAGGTAAGGGAAAAAAGGGGAAAAAATGTTTTGCACATAATACTAACGTCTCTATGATGGGATGCGAATACAAACAAATGTCTGATCTTGTGATAGGGGATGTATTGCTGGATGGGTCAATTGTCACATCTATACAGATATCAGTAAACGACGAGTTATCATTTGTAAATATAAATGGTGTTAATGTAACAAATGATCACAAGATATATTATCATAATTGGATAGACGCCAAATATCATCCGGAAGCAAAAGTTGTTCAATGCAATGACCCATATGTATATTGTATAGGAACATCTAGTAAAATAATAACACTTAATGGGTGCATATTTTCCGATTGGGACGAGATAACCATAGACGACCTTTCCGAATTAAGTAACGTTGATATTTGTACTGGAAGAACACCGAACATTATTAAATTAAAGGATGTGCATATGTACTTTGATACGGGGTATCATGGCGACACACTTGTTACGCTAAAGAATGGAAATATCGTCCCAATTCAAGACGTAAAAAATGGAGATGTACTGGATGACGATTCAGTTGTTACCACAACTGTTTCGATTATGAGTAAAGACCTGGATTATTTCTCATATTATAAGGATGGTGTTCATTTGTTTGATTCAACCGGAAATATAGTAGTGGATGATATAGATATACAATTTAGGAAAACTCAATCGCCCGAGAAATCTTATAATTTGGTTACAAATACTGGAAATATGAACATATATAACATAAATGTCGGGGATTACAACAAGGGGATTGAGAAATTTTTCCCAGAATCAAGATGGTATTAACATTTTCTTTACATAATATATATGGGGGTCAGATTATTTAATGAAGAAGTGAGACTTGATATTGTAGTCCTCTTATTATTTATAGGGGGATGCATTGTATATTTCTTCTTTTGTTCGTGCAATGAGAAAATGTTGATGAATGCGGCAACAACGCTACCATATAATAAGAGGATGATAAATAACGTAAAAAGGCAACCAACTGCATCGTGTGGTGCAAATATTTCAAGACGCGAAAATACAAATGCACCAGAACCAGCGTCATATTCAGATATCGGACATATGGGAAGCGTATACTAAAACATTTTCATTATATTTATGAATATAATGAATTTTCAAATTTCCTAATTCTCGAGTTTAAACAACAAACTGTTTATAAAATACGACATTTTGATACCTCTCGCGTTTAATAGTGTTTCGGAATAGTCAACATTTCTAACACCACCTTCAATACCATTGGTTTCACCTATGCTTATATTCCCAACGCGGGAACCCAAAACCATTTGATTTTTTGATGTTACAAGTTCACCATTAATAAAAATATCCATTCTACCCGCGTCATAATTCATTACGAATTGATTCCATTTTTGTTTAGGAATATTTTTTGTGGAATATACCATGGGATCATCTTCTCTTTTGTCTCCAAGTGACGATACCCTCAATGTATCCAATTCTGTATTATATTCAACTAGTGGTTTACCGACATAGGTTAATATATTCGTGTATTTACTATAAGCGCTACTTGTACCGATGGGTTGGGGTGTGATCCAAAACCAAAACGATATACTATATGAACTAGACGAACCATCGGTATTATCATATTTAGGTGGGACATTTACGTTAGTATTCTTGCTTATATATACTGGTCCATTGAAGAGATATTTTTCATTAATTTTCGACGATATTACGGTATATAATGGTGTGAGAGCAAAATAAGCAATCACCATAAATATAACACCAACTGAGACGATAGTTACATCAGATAATGACGATTTAATAAATTCCTTCATGTCCGTCATTAGACATGATGATATATAATCGATGATTGTTTTTAAAAACAAAAATACCTTTTCTTTATTTTTATTAGACATATAATATTTATATATCAATAATGACATAATAACTAAGATAGATATTGATGCAATAAATATGGCAATTAATAATACGAACATTCCAATATCGTTGTTCGATGCATATTTCAATCCGAGTATAATTGCACCCACAACAAAGGTTAATATAATAAATCCAAACGTCAATGCAATACTTTCATAAATGAAAAACTTTGTCACTAAAGTATTTGATGGTACGTTCCGACCAGTCACACAACTTTTATCGGAATATATATATAGTGAAAATATAATTTTTGATAAGATGAATAATGAAAACATTATGACGGTTAGTTCTGGGTAAGATTTATTGACATTAAATATATTTAATTTGAATAATATAACTGCTAAAATAATGATGTGTAGAATACTGGAAAACAAAAATAGATATCCATTATTACATATTATTTGCATTGGTGTCTCAGAACTAATTTTTTCGCTAAATATCTCGGTTAACAAACCAAATGTCCAGTTATATATGGGGTCCAATAATTTGGTTTTAAGTTCCGCAAAATTGTCCTTTATAAACTTAAGTGTAGCAGTTATTGACGGAGGAATTTTATCTGTTCCACTCATCTTTATATATATGAAGTATTATATTTACAACCTTTCAAATGCAGTTTTTTTTCCGTGGCACTCACGACATAGAGCAACTAGATTATCGATGTTATTAGATCCTCCTTGGTCGATGCGAATCGTATGGTCGACTTCAAACCACGCATTCAACTGATTTCCACATCCGTTACATTTCCATTCTTGCTGTGATGCTACATACTTCTTTTTTGTTTCGCTTACACATCTTTTTGAATTTGAATTACCAGAATGAATGATACGAGATTCGCCTTGTTGTGGGATTGATGTATTGTTCATACCAGTTAAGTCCATTACTGGGTTAATAATCCTTGCTGTATCCTTATCAAGTGGTATATGTTTCATCAATCCAGATGCAGCGGATAGCATCGTTCTTGTATCAGAAGGGTTCTTTTTTATAAAAAGATACGCTGATAATCCGACAAACCCAATTCCTGCCATTTTATAATATTTCGTCCATGTTTTCAGAATAGTTACATATTTTCCATCGTTATATGTATTCATTATGAAGAATATAGTGATAAGTATTATAATAAATCCAGGTGTCATATTATATCTATATAATATTAAATATATAATATATATGGACCATAATGACGATATCGCACACACTGAAATTCGTCCTGACCATAATGACGATATCGCACACACTGAAATTCGTCCTGACCATTACACGATAGGAGGAGGACCAGGAAGAAGAGGAATGAGAAGTAGAAAGGGAAGAGCAGCAAAAGCAAAAAGGGCAACAGCAAAAGCAAAAAGGGCAACAGCAAAAGCAAAAAAGGCAACAGCAAAAGCAAAAAGGGCAACAGCAAAAGCAAAAAGGGCAACAAAAGGAGCAAAAAGGGCAGCAACAGCAAAAGCAAAAAGGGAAAGAAATGCAAAAAAAAGGAAAGAAATGGCGCGGAAACGTATGGATAAGTCTAGAAAATCAGCAGCATCAATGCTATCACAGGAACGTGGACCTAGATTATCAAAGTCTGATAAAAAACCAGGAGATGCTAAAAGTGGTAAACCTGGCGATGCAAGTGGTAAACCTGGCATAGAGAGAGAGACTAATTCGGTTAAAGCGTTCAAAGATATGTTCAATCCTGATTTTGAAAAGGCGATATTAGGAAAAATAAAACAAGGTGGTGAGAAACGTGAGCGAAAATTATGTACACACACATTCGAACCTGAAAAACAGGCAGTATTAAATGGAGTCAGACATGTAAATAATAGATGTTGGAATATTATAAATCAGATTGGGTGGCATAAACATATGACAGAGAATAAAAGAATTAGTGACTATATACGAAAGAATGGATGGACCCGTATGGAAATAGCTGGGCGCGACAATGAAAATACTAAACCATTTGGTACCAAATATATTTAATATATTCTTGATTCTCCCATAATGCTTCTGACATTGTCTGAATGTTCATCAATCATTAACTGAAGTGAATCAAACGACCACTTAATGTCAAATAGATTATTAATTTCACTAGTTAGATTATTTATTGGAACTGGAGAAGTATTGTCTTCTACCATCTCATCATACCGGAATGAAGTATTATTATACATAGAAACGTATAGTAAAAATGAAATTATTGCTATAGACAATATATTTACGAATATATCTGTATAACCCATAATATATAGTTGTATTTTATATATACTTTATATAATGGCGGCTATACATTGGAAGGCATCCGAACACACATTATCTGAGAAAATACCGAAATATGTCCGTCAATTACATAAAAGTTCTGGACCCGGTAACGGGAAACCTAATCCTATACATCATTACAGAAGATCGTTGTGTGATTCAAACTGCAATACTAAGGTTACACATCTAATACCATACAAGGATAAATGTTGCAATATAGGTCCAAATAAAGGCATAAGAAGTGGTATGACAAATGCAAGGGTTTTAGTCGATGCCAACAACAATAAATCAACATTGATAAATCATAAATATTGTAACTCTACGTCTGAATTACTTCGACGAAGATGTTCCCTATATTCTCAACATATGTCAGGTAATGTTATAACTGGCATTGATTATACAGCACACCCGTCATCAAATCCAGATGGGTCCCAGGTGCGTCGCATGACAAACTGCAATACCTCTTGCACCACCATATATAAACCAAACAACAAACAATTTGGTGTTCAGGGTGCAGTTGATTCATCGTCCAGAATACATCGATTGAGGAATAATACAATGAGACGCAATCTAAATTCATTATCGAAAACATATGGTCTAAATTCAGCGACTATGGTGTATGGGTCCCCATCATATAACATCAAGTCAAAGGAAAATAATCTAACATTGGGGTTATGTAGACGCAATGGTAAAAAATTAACTTGTACATAATATAATTTAAACCTAATTTATTAGTTTGTAGTATCGTTATGTCTACATTTGGAATACCAATACTACATAATATTTATAGTAACATTAATAGTATACTCAATAAACGTCCACCCGATAGTGGCACATCTAGATTTGGATATGAACTGACATATTTTGGCGTAATTTTATCGTTTAGTGTTGGTGTATTTAGTATAAGTGGATTATTGTCCTACTCTTTTTGTAGTCATTGTCATTATTATTTCAGAAAATTTAGGGAAAAAATGTTAACCATTCCGAAATTATTTGTAATAACTACTAATTCGTAAACGAATATGTCCTCTGCATTTCAGTGGACCGCGCGAGATGTATTGTCTTGTATATAATACAACACGATATAGAGATGATTGAGAATGTTAGTGCAGGGTGATTATTTGTATTGTATCTTGTATTTCGTGCACCATTTAATACATTTTGAGATATTCCTTTTGTTTATGTCTACCATCGGATTAAATTTATTATGCACCATCCGTATAGAATCGTTCATCTCTATAATCATTATATTTTCAGATATTGATGCTGCGTTAGATATGGTTGATAATATTGTATATGGGATATAGTTATTTATGATACGCGAACAATGTGGTGGGTTTCCTATCAAATGCATCATATTCAATATAAAATCAAATGATACATTTTTAATTAACCCGTAACAGTATATTAATTGATTTGATTTATATTTGTCTGAAATTTCAGGATTTACTATAAAAACGTCTTCGTACAATGAACTCAGTATATATAAGATATCAATAGACAATGTAGATTTAATGTCTGGTAGTTCAATAATAAGTGACCCACCAACATCTTGTGTGATAATAGACATTGCCAGTGTATTTATAACGTTATGTTCCGAGTTGTATTTAGGGAATGCAATTATTATATCATATATTCCGTTTTTTTCATCGAACCATTCTCTGAATTTTTTCGTATTGTTGGTATATTCTGAACACATATAAATAAATTGTGCCATATCATCTGTCAATATATGAGAGATGTTTATGTCATGGTGCTGTTGGATTAGGTGGTGTATTGGATCAACATTATTGGATATGTATACAACTCTTGATTGATTCTTTAGTATATCAAAATAAGAAAGTATTTCCCAAGTCGAATATGTTTCATTTGTATAATTATTTCCACATACAATATCATTCATACATTCATATGGATATGTATATTTCCGATACTTATCCAATTCATTGAATTTTTGTTTATCTATGCTTGTAAACATCATCTTTATTGAACCAGATTGTTTGACTAAATCATTGTGATTTGAAAATGTAATATGAGATGATATAAATGATGGTAACCTAAATATGAGCATTATATAATTATATTTGGTTGTTTTTAATATATTATTTTTTAGTTGTATCCTTGATAACGATTTTTTTTCTTGTTTTTTTAATTTGTATTTTTCTTGGAGGATCACTAGATTTTCGCGTCGCACCACTCGACACATCTTTATCATCCGATTTTTCTGCCCCCATAACCGTAGATGCTTCCGCTGGTGCTGATGCTTCCGCTGGTGCTGGTGCTTCCGCTGGTTCTTCCGATGGTTCTTCTGGTGCTTCCGATGGTTCTGGTGCTAATGCTTCCGCTGGCGTTTTTGTCTTCTTTTTACCTTGTTTCGGTACTTTAATTTTGGTAACTTTTGGTGTGTCTGCAGTCGGTTCACTAGACGATGTCTTCTTTTTTGTCTCTGGTTTAGATGCAGTCTTCATTGTAGATGAGATACTAATGGGGTCCCCCTTATATAATACATCCACCACCTTAGGTGCATCAACATTGTGTATTTTCTTGTATATAAAGTATCGATTTAGAAACGATATATCCTTTTCTCCCTTTGTCATATCCATTGCGGAACGATATGATGATGTTGGATGTTTTTTACATTCATCAGTCATGCTTTTGTATAGATCACGAAATGAACCACTCGACGATTGTATTCCCTTTTCGTCCAGTTCTTCCCTTGATAACATAACAAACCCAAACTGTTCAAGTATATAGTCGAGATATTCGAAATTAACAAGATATTCCCGAAATACTTTGTTAATGGATTCTTGATATATATCAATCGCATACCCAACCGATGTATTGTCGCCAATAAACTCATCATTGTCATATCTTTTTGTCACACCCCAGATTTTATTACCATTATTCATAATTGTATATGTATCATTCATGTCTTTTGTTCGGAGTAAATCAAATACCGCATTTCCATCATAACAGGTCCCAATAAAGTATCCACCGAGTTTTGTCGTTTCCGATACATTTCGTATGAATTCAAGAACATTTCGTTCACTCTCGAACATGTAATGCAACGCAAATTGTATTGAAGATACGTCAAATCCGTCCTTGCATATACCTACATTTTTCTTAACCCATTCTCCTTCTAAATCACTCTTATTCTTTGATATACCAAATAATGATTTTAATGTATTCTTGTCCGTTTCAGTGTACATAGCAGTTCCATCTTTTATATTTTTGGATGTGTCTCCATGCATAAATATTGCGTTTGGTATCCTACGATATTTTTTATGATAATTAAGTGTTCTTGCACACGCACCGTCCATTTTGTTTTCTATGTTATCTTTGGATATGTCCAATCCTAATATAAACCCTAAATTAGAATGTATCCATTTAGACCAGTCACCTCCTTTTCCAACCGCCATATCAATCAAACGATCTCCTGGATTTGTTACAACCGATATAAGTTTACTTTTAACATATAGATTATGAAAATCCCGAAGTGATTCTGTGTTTGATTTTGAATTTGTCCTGTTGTAGTATACACTATCTGTTATTTCAGTAGGGATACCGACTCCACTTGATAACATATCAATCGAAATTGGGTTGTGGATAGAATGCCAATTACTATTAGCAACATGGTATGCATTTCCATAATTTTTACCTCCTGCATGTAACTCGGCAGTTTTATCATAACGTACTCTTAGTGGTTTCCACTTCCATCCCGTATCGGCAGATGCATCATACGAAAATTCAACGATTTGTTTATCTTCCATTACATCGCCTTCACTTGTCATCATGACAGAATCTTCCGTGTTTCCATTTACATGGGTCAATGCTATCTTACATAGACCAGCATATTCATCATATGGTTCATTTGGATAAAATCTTACTGGGCGATAAGAACCATCATCCTTGCCGTTTGTAAATATACCATCCCTTAATGATTTGCATGGATCTAAATATCCATGTGCACGTTCATTAAATCCCACATGCAATACAACGGTTTTATATTGGGATATATTATCAGATACCCCTTTTGATTGACCATAATTGAATATGCTTTCTATCTTGTCATTTGTACCTGTAATATCTTTCATCGTTGAAACCATAAAATCAATCGTGTTAAATTCAGGAGGTTTCCATTTAAATGAATGTTTCCACGCCCGTTTTTCCATAGGACCAGGTTTTCCAATGATTTCACTTCCTACCCCTAGATTGGTCGGTGTGAAAATAATTCCGTCTATATTATACTCAAACCCACCCTTAGATTCGCGTTCAAGTATTTCTCTGCAGCACCTGAATATAGTAGTTGCTTCATTGATGATATGAAACTCTTTTACTTTTATCATTAATGGGGATGTCTTGAGCGTTTTATTGATATGTGCTATATTCGTATTGTTTTTTAGATCGGTTAATAATTCTAGGCGATTTGGTGTACCACTCGCAACGAATGGCAGATTTCTTACATTCTTTCCATTTACAAAATATACATCAAACGCAGCATAAAGATTTATAAATACTCCTTCCTTGTTGTTCTTGATGTGTTCTCCGTCTATAACTGATTCATAGTATGACTTGTTACTTGTTATTGTACCTGTGAATTGTACATTCATATTCATATCAATCATATAAATCTTCCCTTCATGTGTAATATATATTAATTTCCGGTCGCCATCTGCTTTGTCGGTCGCAGTGTAATCTCTCCGTATATTAGGGGTAACCGATTCTGCAGATGGTTCCATTATATTTGTCATTTGCAATGTCATTGAAGATGGTCCTATAAAGTCCGACGTATAATTCGGGTTTTTGTTCCTACTTCCAATAAGTTGCTTATATTTTTCAATGACGTACCTTTTTTCAGAAATAGATATGGGATAATTAGTTCCCTGTATTCCCGACAAGATAAGGTTTATGCTCTTTCTTACGAGAGGAATAATCGCAGGAATTTCATTATACGGTGTACCGCGCCCAACATTGTCATTCACAAACTCAATCTCTATCTCATATTTAACCTTATTATCAAATACATTTGATTCTTTGATGGTCTTTGTAGGTATCATCATATTATCGCGTTTAGTAGACTCTTTCACAATACTTAGGTCTATCTGTATGAACGGCATATCATCGTGTCTAAACGTGTATCGCTGAATGTACCTAAACATTTTTTTAACAGACCCCCATGAATCGGTTAATGACGTATGAATGCGGTCACCTTTATCAATGCGTTTCTCCCCCGAAACTGACATTCTGAAATTATAATCAGGAACATCAATAGAATATATATTTCCGGATTCGTTTTTGGTTTGTACCTTTTGCATAATATTATGGGTTAATGTAGAATATGAATCGGTTTTACAGTATTCTTTTATGTCAGGAAGACCACTTAATTCAGCGCGGAGATTTGATACTTTAAAATTTCCATATTTATCTTTGAATTCGGGTATAACTCTTAACATATATTCGGTTCTTACCATTTTAAATCCGGACGAAACAATGCGCTTAATAACATTATCATAGTGGGTACGCGTAATCGGTTCTGCATTTCGCATTGTACCAAATCGTATTTCAAGTTCCTGATGTATTCGTTTGTCCTCCTCCTTTTTTTCCAAGAACCCTATAATAACATCATCAAATGACATTTTTCGTACTGACATATATTATATATTATCATTGTAATTTTATATCAATTTAATATAAAATTATTTATAGTCCTATAAATGCACATATCTCTCTGTATAGTACAACTTTTGTTTTATTTTTGTTATTGGTTGCAGTTTCTATCCCTATTTTATCACATATTTTACGAAGGTCGTCGACTTTATATGACCCGATACCATTGATCGGTTTTTTCACATTGATGATCTCGTATTTATGTTTGCAAACTGATTCTACTACTTCCGGTGTTACATTACGATTCATCGTATAGTTTGCGTCCTTTGTTACAATGTGCGTTGGGGCACCATCATTGCATTCATCGATACATCCGTTTACCCGAATATATGTATTCTTATTAACATATATCACACACAAATTATGAATAATACACATCGCCTTAAATGAATCAAACGACATATATTTTTCGGATATGAAGTTGGTTTCTATTAATAATGGGTCCAACCCACATTTTTTAAGTTCATACATTTTCTCTCTCAATGTATTAATTTGTTTGTATTTGAAGGATGTTTCATATTTAAATTGTGTTGACATATTATCACTACATTCAGATGTACCTTCAATGAGCGCCATCATGCACCACAACAATGAATCAGACGTCCTTGGGCGATACGCATTAATGTTAGTACTAGAGGGTTTTTTATTTTCATTTACATTGATTTTATCAGTATCAATGTTAATCCTAAATTTTTGTAACATCCGAACAGTCTCCATTACAAATATAATATCTATATGTTTAAGTAATTACACATTATTTTTAAAGAATGTGGTCTTTAGATGGTTTTTCTCGTCTTCAATCGTCTCCAGTTCCTTGGTTTGTTCGTCTACATAGTATGCATATGTCTCTAGTTTCTGGATGACATCTGCACCAACAAGAGTTAAATTTACAAATGAACCATTTGAATTCTCACTTACCTCGACTGACGACAAATTAAAAATTTTCAGTATTTCTTCTTGGTGTGATTCAGTCATCGATTCTATTCTCTCTTTAAGAGTTTCCAGAGACATGCTTAATAGTATATAACAATGTATATTTAAATCATCTATATTTTTGATAATAATTCTACAATTACTGAGATATGCTTATCATTTAGTTCATATCTAGACCCAAATACACGTACCTTTAATACATCGTCTATTGCTATAGTATGGAATAGTTCGTTTTTAATATGATGATCGCGTGCAATATAAATCTTCATTGGATTATTAACATCATCCAACTCTGCCCTGACTCCTGCAGACTCAGTTACTTCCCTCGCAATACATTGCAATATCATTCCTTCAACCGGAGAACATATCATACATTCATATACGACATCAAATACAATATAGTTTTCAAAACAATACCCCCCAGATATGGATAGTACATTCATCGAACCCGGTTGCACATATCCATTTTCTCCACATTTCCCGTCTAATTCATTACTCAATCTGCTCTGTATCATTTTCTTGATTTCAGTGTCCTTTTCTTTCGCAAATCGTGGACGGACCTCTTCGTCGGGACCAGGTACCCGTTTTGAAGATATATCACGTATATTTACCCGTATTTTGGTACATTCAGTAGAAACAATGTATATGTCATTTACTGGAATTTCATCGATTTGCGCCATTGTATGAAATATATCACTATATAATTTTATATCAATTTAATTAACTATGAATGTGTATAATCCCGGATTAAGATACCATACCCTTTTGTCTTTATTGCGTAAATTATACAATCTAAACAACATCTCCTCTAGTACACAAAGTTCTATCTTACTAAGTTTTTGTGTTATATCGTCAAACTCTGGAGAAATATGATGGACGACTCGCATAATGTCTGGTTTTGAAGATTGGTCACATCTAGCACCATTATTCCTGGGATTATCTGTATATTTTATCTTAAATACTCTGTTATCTGCAGTAGAACTCACAGACGTTGTTAACCCAATGACATTATTCATTTTTTTCATCATTGGTAAGTAAAGTTTCGACAGTTTACCTATCTCAATTGATAAGTCCTCATTATCGGAGTATTCGGATTCCCTCCACTTTTCATCCGTGTCCCTCTTTACGACCAGTACATATTTGCCCTTATTTTGGAGTATTATTCCTGAAATTTTATGTTTTTTATCGTATATAGTATTTTCATCTATGTATTTCTTGACACGAGACATAAAATCACCATCCCATGTATCATGGTTCAATAAAACCATCATATCCGAGAACTCGAGCATATCTACAATATTATGTGTAACAACTGTGCGATGCGCGTCTTCATCTACTTTTAAAACATCTTCAATTAATGATATAATTTTACTAAAGAAAACATAAGTATCTTTCTCACCTCTTAATATCTCTGTAGCAGTGAACGCCTTAATATATTTTTCATTCATTTCATCTATCAATACAATTCTATTACCAGATACTTCTGGAACTAATTTCTCAATTTGTTCTGGGATCGACACTACGATTTTATCGTGTTTATGATCAATTGGTGTTGATATGTCATGGATTGATACCCTATGGTTGTCCAATAATTCGAATGGTTTAAAGAAATAGATATCTCCTATATTAATCAGTCTGCCGATACGACCATATCCATCAGTTATGAATTCGGTCTTGTCTTCAATAAGTCGCGTTAATGCCATATTTATCTCTAGTACAGAATAATTGCGTAGTATATTAATGGAACGTATCAGTTCGGTGTCGCGGTAGAAAAATTTTTCTTTGAATAATGAACGTATCCGTTGTATTAACTTCTCAATATTCATTTTAGCGAAAGATTCATAGTACGTATCATTCGACACATCAAAATCAGAAATCATATCGGGTTTACATTTATATTGACATTCCTCCAAATAATCGCACGCTGAACTAAATGGTCTGTCGCCAACCCGATACTTAATTTTTTTTCTACTCGATAATTCTTGTGTAACAGTAATATCCATCTCATCAACCCCAAATCCCATCTGTTCCTTATTCAGGATACAATCTACTGCACATTTTTTTAATATTCGTGTAATTCGTCCACTTTGCAACGCCTTTCGTTCTGCTATCCTATAAATGTACAAATCTACCGATTCAATCTCCATATCACTTAATATAGTGCCATATAGGTATAGTTCTACGTTTCTGTGTGAATATGGTAATAATTTGTGACTACACGTACGAATTGCTCTTCCCAATATCTGTTCAATTCTGTTCATGTTATACCAGGGGTCCATTATATGAACCTGACGTATAAACGATAAATCAATTCCTTCGGAACCAGCAACCGATATTAGCACCACCTTCACGTCGCCACCGTCTTTATTGGAATGATTTGTAACTGCCTTTATATCTTCCAGATTATCTTCGGATAATCCTTTATCGCCACTTATCAATACATACTTCGCAGGTTTAAATTTACCACTGGTGTATTTACGAGGTTTCAATGAGATACCATCAATTGGTTCAGTTGGCGGCGTTTTAAATAAAGACCGTTTATTAAATCTTGAAATACCAATTTCTTCGAGTGCAAGTGCCATAGGTACAAGTCCCCCGTCGATATATTTTGAAAATATCAATATCACTCCAGTTGAGTTCATGATTGTTTCACATATCGTATTAATTTTTCCGCTATAATTTCCAATGTTATCGGGCGAAAATATCCTGCCATACTTAGATTCATCTATGTACTCGTAGTCGTATCTCGTCAAATCAGGAGACTCTTTAAACCTCATTATACGCGAGAGACCGCCATTACCAACCAAATATTTTGGGTCTATTTCAGTATCATCGTCAAAATCCGGATGCGGATAAACTATATTAAGTGCCTCCATAGGTCTTTGTAACAAGGTATACCCAAATGAATCTATCTCCTCAAATGACATTTGGGATTTCTTTGAAACAAACATATCACTATCTATTAGAGATTTCATAATCATGTTGTATCCCCGTTCTTGATATGCCCCTATCGGCGATTTATGCAGTGAAAGTGTTTCGATTGCCTGAAGTATTGGTTTTGAATTAAATGCTTGTTTACTTGGATAATTTTCACTATTAATCTCCATTTTATTATTGAATTCGCGCGGCCATATCCTATACGGGAACGTATATGGATTTTCACCTCTTACAAATGATATGTAACCGGTTGCCTTTCTCATAAATAATTCCTTACCGATTTCGGCGCCAGTGGGGTCTGTTTTAAATGAACCATTCGGTTCAAATATGTCACGTATGTCGACCGCCTCTCGTTTATCATTTCTGTTTAAAATGTTCAATAACCATACAATTTCAGTGTAATTGTTGTACATAGGTGTTGCGGACAAGAAAACGAGTTTCATTGTACCAGAATATTGTACAAGATTTGACAACGAATTTGCAACACGTTTATCTTTATCCACATCAGACATTCGTATATTGTGAATCTCGTCTATGATGATAAGTCTTCCTGTGAAATGTTTTTTCATCTTTGATTTCAATATTCTTGCGCGATGATCCTCCGACATAGATGGATCAATTTCCATTTTTTTATCAACATAATTCGCAAATCCAACATATCCCATAAAGAGATACGATGTCTTTATTATACGATTTATATACGTTATTACTTCTTCTCTAGACATATTTCGTGTACCAGTTGGGTCAATCTCGTGCAACATTTTATTTCCTGTACACGAATTGATATTCCATTTCCCTTCTATATGTTGTAATTTTCGTTCATCAAACAATTGCAATCTGAAATTTTCCTGTACATTGGGGGATGCAACAATTATCGTTTGTCTAGTGTCGCCAATTTGTTTTAAATGATCACGGATCTCTTCTGCGATACCTATTGATGCACAGGTTTTTCCACTCCCGAGACCATGATACAATAATAACCCATTGTATGGTGTATGATATGACATAAAATTCCGGACAAACATCTGATGCGGTGAAAGTTCAAAGTCTACATTGCATAACCTATCAGATTCTTCTACAATATTCTTTTTGATAGTACCAACATATTTGTTATCATTGAACTCCTTTTTATTTGATATTTTTAGATTGAAGTCAGGATCATCAAGCGTTGGGTACAAATGAGGAGGATTGTTCGTAATTGTAACTTCATATGGTATTGGATTAGTAAT